GCTATACATAACATCTATATACTCACACTCTCGCACGCGAGAGCTGTGAAGCGTGTGTGTCATTTTTTTTTGTTTTTTCGAAGATGAAGAAAGATATCGAGCTTGACACCCATCAGCTCCCCTCCACGTAAGCCACAATCCGAGCCACCGCATCATCTATGCGCTTAGTGTCATAGGCGATGTAGTGGCTCGTCACATCAGCCCACGAATGACCGAGACAAAGAGCTATCGTCTCACGCGGAATCTCAAGCTCCGCACCTATCGAGGCGAACGTGTAGCGGGCGGTATACACCGTCATCCCCTCCACAATCGGATGCCAGACCACCTTTCGCAGCCTTCCCACCTTGTCCGGCACCACCTCCTTACGCCCTATCTTCTTCAGGGCGTCGTTCCAGTGGTGGCAGAAGTCCTTATAGTCCGAATACCCGTCAAGAGGGCACAGAAGCCATTCCTTGCCCCTGTAGCGGCTTATGATCTCCTCGGCGGGCTTCGGTATCGGAATGTCGTAAAGACGCCCCGTTTTCGCCCTTTTATAGCGAATCCTGCCGTTTCTCACGTCCGAAGCCTTCAGATGCAGCAGGTCCACAGGGTTAATGCCGCAGAGATAGAACGTCAGCATAAACAAGTCACGGTATATCCTCTGCCACTCCTCCACCTCACAGTCCCTTATCTCCCTCAGCTGCTCCACGCTGATATTGTTGATAGCCACCTTCTCCGACTTTATCCTATACCGCCTGAACGGATAGTTCGACGTCAGCTCGTTGTCTATCGCCCAGTTAAACACCGTACGGATGTTGCGCAGCATGATCCCCTTATAGTTCACGCTCGCCTCACCCATGAAGCCGTCGAAGCCGTCCAGCCACGCCTTGTCCACATTTCCGAATACCGCCCCGCCGTCATACTCGCGCACCTTCCGCGCCGTCAGCCTGTAAAGCTCCGCCGTCCCCTTGCGCCCCTTCGTATCGGCGAACCTCTCGATATAGTCCGCAAGGCAAGTCACTCTCTCCTCCTGCGCCTCACCCGAGACCACAGCCGTCAGCTCCCTCTTCATCTTGGCGAAGTCAGCGCTCGCATTGTCCAGCAGATACGCCTCCACCTCGTCAGCGATGTTCATCAGCCTCCTGAGCTTCGCCCTATAGTTCACCTCCTTAGGCGACATCGAAAGCCCCGAGAACGCCTCCGTCACATAGATGCCCGTAGCCACCACAAACTCCTTGCCGTCGCCACGGAACAGCATCTTCACCGCAATCCGACCATCCTTCCCCCTCTTACTCTCCTTAGCTGCAATATAATATTTCATAGACTTTAGTGTTTTTTGTTCCAGTATCTGCAAATTTACTCATAAAAACCCGACAAAGCAACAACAACCCCGTCAACCTACGCCCCAAAATGGGACCGCCATGTGGGACTCAACAATTCACAAACCTACAAAACGCTTATTTTCAACGGTTTACAATACTACAAAAAAGCTTCCCAAGCTGGGGGTCGCGGGTTCGAACCCCGTTTACCGCTCACAATCATAAAATGCTGAAAATCAACTATTTAATAAGTCAAGGAGGTTCGCTAAGAGCCTCCTTTTTTTGTGCCCTCCAACGTCTAATATAGCGTTATTAGGAGGTTTTGAGGGTCGTTAGGATGCGTTTGTGGGACTTATTGTGGGACTCGCTAACGCAAAAGTCCCACAAACCCGGTATTAATCCTTGTTCCTGCCGAATATCTCCATCAACGTCTGAAGCTGCTTCCGCTGCTCGACAATCACATTGCTCTGTTCGGCAATCATCTTGTCCTTTTCAGCCAGCCGCTCGTTCTTGTCGGAGTTCTGCTTGTCTTTTTCTTTTATCAGCTTGTCTTTCTCCTCAAGCAATTTGTCCTTCTCGTCAAGCAGACGCTTCAACAGTTCCACTTTCTGCCTCAATGCCACTATTTCGCCCTCTGTGCCGTTTATCGTCTGCGTGCCTTGATAGTTATCGCCACTGATGATATTCTGCGACCCAGGGCTTGTATTCGCGTCGAGCATCTGGCTGAAGGCTGCAAACTGCGCCTGGCCGATTGCTTTCTCCTCGGCTATCATTTTGCCTACACCGTCACGCAGCCAAAAGAAGGCAACATTGAAAGCCGAACCAATCTTTTGTAGCATTTTGCTTGACCACGGTTGTTTGTTGTTCATGCAACGGCTCAATGTTGATACGTCAACCTTGCACGCTTCGGCAATAGCAGCTTGGGTGTAACCATAGTGCGACATAAATAGCCTCATTCTTTCCGATACAGCGTAGTCAATAGAATTAATCTTTCCATCCATAGTTGTATATGTTAACGAGTGTTTATAAATCAATATAAAGTCAACTATAAATGCAAAACAATGTCAATAAATCAATTTTTAAACTTGATTTAGTATTGATGTTTCATTGACTTTTTGTACCTTTGCAATCGTTGACAGAGCGCAAGCGAAACAAACCCAACAGCTCGCTAAACGCTCATTATATGTTTAATATGCAAATATAACGAAATAAATCCAAATGGCAAAGCGAAAACCCTTAAAACTTCGACGAGGATGCCAAGTCAAGCTGGCAGAAGACTGCGGAGTCGGAGTAGCGACAGTCCGACGCGCCCTACTTTGGGACGCCGACACGGACATCCAGAACCTCATACGCAAACGAGCACACGAACTCGGGTACGTCAAGCGATGGTAATCGGCGGTACTGCCGCCACAACATAAACCAAACAAAACAAGAAAGATTATGAAACAGGCGACAGTCACAGCCATCGAAAAGATATGGCTATCCAACAAGGAGGCGCAGGCATACCTCGGCGTAGGGATGGAGTTCTTCAAGAGCCTCAGAGCCAACGGACAGCTCCCCTACTCCAAAGTCGGAAAGACCGTGTTCTATCGCAAACGCGACATCGACCGGCTCATCGCAGCAAACCGAGTGTATTAGAAACACAGATCATACTCATATAATTTTTTTTTCATTTTGAGGTTGTTAGGTTAGTAGTAGTTTTTAGAAACTTGAGAAGTTGATATTTATCGTTCTTCAAATCTTTGTTTAGCGAAACAAGGTGAAAAATTTTAAGACATGATTAATTTAAATTAATTCTGGCCCTTCGTGAGAATCGCCAGTTTACGGCAGAGCAGGCGGCGGATTAGGCTGAATACATTCACTTCCCATCTCATTCCCTTGACAGCCAGTCCATGAGGTTCGATTCCTCGTCTGCCGACCATTTTCTTGTTGTTCTTTGACTTATTGGTTACAGACAGTGAGCGTGTAAAAGTAGTAATGGCAGCGTTTTGGACGCCGCGACCCATGAAGGAACGCACGCCACGAAAGACCCACTAACGCATCTTCCGAGTACCGTCAAACGAACCACGCCACACTCCACGCTGGCGCAGGCGGAGAGAAACGAAATGCAGCGGGCTGCCAGACGCTTCACAACGCTGGCAAGATTGCTGAGATCTATAAAACAGCACACACACAAATCCATACATAATCGGTATAAAACAGCAATTCTTTGTCGTTTTTTTAATAATATGTTGGATGGGGAGAGTCGTACAACTGACAGTACAATAACCAAAGAATGCGGGTTTGAGTCCCGCCTCTCCTTCTCGTCATAATGTTATAAATATAAAATTGATATTAATTGTTAGAAGAATTTTTCCATAAAAATTTTCAATTCAACTTGCTGCCCAAGCGAGGGCGCACCACACGCATTTTTGTTTTCAAAAGAGCTTTCTTAGTCGGGCCCGGCGCGAGTCGCACCCGATTTTTATTTACGAACCCAATAAAACGATATACACAATGGTAAAAGTCATTGATTCCATACACGTCGTCAAAGCCAACACGGACAGGCTTCTCGCCCTGCCCTGTGTAGTAGCTGTGGCTGACCACGGCGACGGACTCGTCGTAGCCCTCTCCAAGGACCTCACCAACGGCTCCCTTCGGGCCAATGCAGGAGATTACATCGTACATTTCTCCAACGGAATGTGGCAGCGCTTCGGAATCGAAGCTTACGCCCGACTCGTCAAGAACCCCAACTACATACGTGCTCTATGACAAGACATCGTATCACGCAGCAGCAGATTGACGAAGTGCTCAGTCTGAGAGGGACACTCTTACACCGGCAAATCGCCGAAAAAGTCCACATATCATCGGGGTCGGTATCGCGCATTCTCAGCGGGATAGTCACGGTGGAAGCGCCTCTGTGCCGAAGCAGCCGTCTGAAGCCTGTCATCATCCAGAACTATCCCGACATGCTCCCGCGTGAACTCGAGGAGAAGTTCGGCGTCCCACAGTCCACCATACGGCAATGGGCCAGACAACTGAAACTCAAGCACACCCCCGAGACAATAGAAAGGAGAAAGGAGAGATACAAGAACATGAAGACGGAACACCTCAATACAACCGAAATCATCAGCAAGCGCTCCGCCAAGCGCAGAAAGACGATGCGTATGGAGAGGTTTCGTATAATGTCGGGGATGCGTCAGCAGACCAAGCTCCGGATATCAATATTGCCGAAAAAGACAAGCAACAGCATACGGCGCCTCGTCACTCTGCACAACTATTTCCGAAGCGAAACCGACTGTCTTACACTCCATTACGACGAACAGACACGCCGCACACCCAACGAAGAGTATTTCTCCAGACGGTACGGCATCAAGTTTATCTCGGCTATTTAAGTAACTTTCATCTATACATTTTTTATTAATCATTAAAAATGAGACCCAAGGAGTCTCATCCGGGTGCAAGTCCCGGACGTGTTATTATTAGTTTTTATTGCAAAATGGAAGTGATTCCTGGAGGGACGGCGGCGTGGATGCCGTTTTAGTGAAGGTTCGATTCCTTCCCGTCCCGCATTAATTATTTATTTCATCATGCACAAATTCAGACGCACGTTATACGCCGATTGCGACGACTGCCTCTGGCGCGACTTCCCCGATTGTCCCCGCACGGAGACCCAACGGAAGGTCATACCCGTCAAATGCCCGTTCTGGGAGTGGCGCTATCAGTAGCAAAACAGTCATAATTTCAGTACAAAAACATTTCATCTATGCAAACAAAAACATCACCCAAGTGGTTCGAAGCCACAGCCCTCACCTTCCCTCAGAACGAGGATGGTCTTATTGTCAGGAAGTCCCACACATACGTCTTCGATGCAAAGTCCTTTGCCGAAGCCGAGGAACGTATCGCCGACCAAGTCTGCCTCTTCCCCTCAGAACAAGAACCTGAGGTTACAAAGATTGCCATCGCCCCGTACCGAGAGGTCTTCCTCGTCGATGAAGACTGCGACAAGGGCGAAATCTTCTGCAAGGCGAAGGTCGTCTTCATCACCTACGACGAGAAGACCGCGAGAGAAAGACGTCAGACGATATATTATCTCGTCCAGTGCAACGACATCAACACGGCACGCCAGAACATCGACAAGGTGCTCTCTTCCTCGATGATCGACTATCGCATCGTGTCCATTTCCGAAACACAAGTCATCGACGTCGTACTCGGCGTAGAAGACCATAACGAATAACACCCCTCAGAATGAGAAAGAAAATTTCAGTCGAAATGCTGCAAATCAGATTCCATGACATCATGGAATTGCCGTACGAAGTGGCAAGAGAAAAGCAGCGTCGAGCCGTAGCAGCCGACTACGCGGAAGGTTTCTGCGAAAGGCACGAAAACGCCAACGGCTTCAAATTCTGTAAATACAAAACATTTTAATATATGGAAAACAGCTTACAGTCACTTGACGCTTACGAAGTGACACAGGTCCAACATGACCAGAACATCATACAGCTCGACACCATCGAGCGTGCAAACGTAGATTCCCAGATTGCCACAGCCAAGCAATACCCGCGCGACCTTCGCCGAGCCATCAACAACTCCATCGCTATGGCAACTCTTGACGTGCCTACCGCCCAGTCTTGCGGTTACGCCCTACCACGTGGTGGCAAACCCCTCACCGGCCCTTCAGTACATCTTGCCAAGCTCATCGTTTCCAATTACGGAAACATACGAACAGAGGCGAAAGTGGTGCAGATTACCGACAAGCAGGTTATCAGCCGTGGTTCATGCTGGGATCTTGAAAATAACGTGGCTTCAGCTTTCGAGGTATCCCGTTCTATCGTCGGGCGTAGCGGGCAACGTTTCTCTGACGATATGATTACCGTTACAGGTAATGCCGCAAACGCCATCGCCTATCGCAACGCCGTTTTCTCAGTTATTCCACGAGCTATAACAGACAAGGTCTACCAGGCGGCGCAGCATTTCATCGCTGGCGACCTCTCTGACGAGGATAAGCTGATTGCTACACGCAAAAAGTGCATCGACTATTTCAAGGACGAGTACGACATCACGGAAGAGGAGGTTATAATGATTTGCGGGAAGCAGACAGTCAACCAAATCAAGGCGGAACAGATTATTCTCTTGCGCGGCATAATACAGTCACTCCGAGACGGCGACACAACCGTCGATGAGCTTATGAAACCTTACCGCAAAGAGAAAACCAAGAACGCCATCGCTGCCGCAGCAGCTGAAGCTGCCAAGGATGCCGCCGCCAAGAAGGAGGACAAGAAGGAGGACAAGAAATGATTAACACCGAGTCCAATCAGCGCGAAATTTCATGGTTCCGCGCACGCTTCGGTTCTGCAACAGGTTCCGAGGTCCACAAGCTCATGACCAATCCTCGCAAAAAAGACGAGCCTTGGTCCGAAACAGCCAAGACGTACATCTATCAGATAGCTGCCGAAAGGCTGTTCAATCCCCAGTTCCTTTCTGACGACGACATCTTCCAGTCTTATCTTGACCAGGTCGCCGTCTCTACGCGGGCTATGGAATGGGGTGTCCAGCAAGAGGAGTCTGCCCGCCAGCTCTACTCCTCTCTTAACGACGATGTGGAGGTCTTCGAGGTCTCCTCATGCGCACACGATACCATCCCGCACTTTGCTGCCTCTCCCGACGGAATAGTCCGCGGAGAGGAGCAGAAGTGCCTCGAAATCAAGTGCCCCTCTCTCGCCGTCCACACACGATATGCCGCAGAGATACACGATGCAGCCTCGTTGAAGGCTGTCAAGCCCGAGTATTACTGGCAAGTGATGGCAGAGATGTCCTGCACAGGCTGCACGTCTGCCGATTTCGTATCTTACTGCGCATGGCTCTCCTCCCCCATCCATATCGTCCGCATAGAACGTAACGATGACGACATCCGCCTCCTCGAAGAGCGCGTCCGTCTCGCCAACGATTACATAGCCAAAACTTTCAATGTCTAACCCCAAGTCTTAATAATGGAAATCTTCGGAAAAATCATCTGCGCACTGCCCATCCGGTCTGGCGTCTCCGCAAAGAGCGGCAAGCCGTGGCAGAGCGCCTCTTACGTCCTCGAAACGCAAGACCAGTACCCCAAGCGGATGGCCTTCGATGTCTTCGGACAGGACAATATCGCAAAGTTCAACATACAGGTCGGAGAGTCGCTTACCGTCTCCTTCGACATCGACGCACACGAATACCAGGGACGCTGGTTCAATGCCGTCCGTGCTTGGAACGTGTTCCACGGCGCACCGCAGCCCGTCGTCACACAGCAGCCTTCAGTCTTTTCTCCCGTAGGCGCACCAGGGTCGGCTCTCGGCATCCCCACACCCCCGCCACCCTCAGCAGCACCCGCTGCACCGGCAGGAGGCTCCGACGGACTGCCCTTTTGATTTGATCAATAACAGCTTCCTCAGAAGCTTTGATGTTTGTATAGTTCACGCTTCCAAGGGGTCTTAGCCGCCCCTTGGTTTTCTCTCACCCCGAAATCTCTTTCTTACCCGTTCCGCATAACTTTCAAAATCCTTTCCCCTATGTCAGACAATAGATTTTCTCTCAACATCGCACATTACGAGGCGGTCAGCCAGCTCTCCGACCTTCAGCTCGGCATCCTTATGCGTGCCGTCTTTCTCTATGCCAAGGATAGCACCCTTGTCAGCGACGACGCCCCTCAGGTGGTCCGCGTAGCCTTCGCCTTCATCAAGGAGGACATCGATGCGCAGCGTGCCGCCCGCGAGGCGCGATGCCGCAAGAATCGCGAGAATGCGCAGAAGCGTTGGGCGAAGAAAGGAAAGACCCCCAAGGAAAAAGGAAAGACCGCGAGGAAAGAGCACCACCCCACATTTAATGCCGAAGGTCTCATCGCTTATTGGAATCGTCGCATCCGCGAGACTGGCTCCCGCATGCCGCAGATCCATCGTCTCAATCGCACGCGTATAGCCCTCATCGAAGCTCGTCTTCTCGAGTACGACGGCGACACCCGCAAAATCCGCGACGCCTTCGAGCAGGCGTTCGCCTCTCCTTACCTCAACGGAGCTGGCAAGCGTCACTGGGTAGCCGATTTCGATTGGATTCTCCGCCCCGAGAATTTCTCACGTGTCCTCGACGGCAGCTTCAAGGCTTACGCAGCTGCCGTTCAGAAGGAAGAGTCCCCCGCACCAGCTCCCGAACTCACTGACGAGCAGATTCAGCAGCAGGCCGAAGCTCGCAAGAAGCAAGCAGCAGAAAACGAAGCGGCACGCAAGGAAGCACAGCGCAACCGCATCCTCGATGCTATAGAGGCTTTCGAACAAAACCCAAAGTCCCTACAGGGTCAGATTGCGTTGCAGGCTTATCAGAGCGGACTCACACATCGCCTCGGCATAAGCTGGACACCGAGCGTCACGTCTCTTAATCGTAAGGCAGTATGAATCTCAGTCAGCGCATCGAACTTTGGCTCAGCCAACACCCCGACGCCACACCACGCGAAGCGATATGGGCAGGCGCCCGCATCGAAATCGAACTGTGGTGCAGCGGCAACAAACACACACGTCAACCCTAAATATCACCTACACACATGATAGCAATCACCGAAGCCATCTCCTACATCATCGTAGCAGCCGTGGCGTTTATCATAGGAAGAGATTCCGTCAACAATTCTAAAAACGAACAACAATGAACAATTCTGACATCAACATCGCAGACATCCTGCGCGACTGCCCGGCAGGAACGCCTCTTTATTCGAGAATAGCCGGCAAGGTTGAGCTTCAGGCAATAGATAAAGCCCCTGGTATTAGCCATCCAATCATCTTAAAACCGGTTTGCCAAAACACAGATCCGAGAGACCGCAAGATCTTCTCTTTGACCCCCACGGGCCGTTTCGACGTTATCTTTCCCAACGGAGAATGCGTCCTCTTCCCTTCCCTCGAAATGCAGGACTGGACCAAGTTCTTCAGACGCGGCGACGTGGTCGTCTGCGTCGGATTAGGCGTCACGGCAGTCTTCGAAGGATGGGATTCTGAGGATTACACTGAATTCCGTACAACAGTCGAGTACGACAATAAGGAGGACATCTGGGGCGTCAAGCTCTACGGACTGTTCCACACTCTCGACTTCCGTAAAGCCACCGACAATGAGCGTGCGCAGTTCTTCGCCGCCGCTGAAGCTCACTACGGAGGTCGTTTCAACTCCGAAACCCTCGAATTTGACAAGCCTAAACACCCCTTCAAGCCATTCGACCGTGTGCTCGTTCGCAACGAGGACAACGAAGTTTGGATTCCAAGCATTTTCGTTCGTTTCAGAGATGATGAAAAATTCCCATACCAATGCATTGACACCGTTTACAGACAGTGCATCCACTACGAAGGTAACGAGCACCTCTACAACACAGACGACGACCCCGGCAAACAACAAAATATCTAAAAATCCCATCACATGATTCATCAAAAAGACCTACGCCTCGGCGACCTCGTGCAGATCACCGTAGACCTTCCCGAATACAAGCAAGGCGACACCTTCGTGGTAATAGACATCTCTGAAGTTTACGTTTACATTGGTCTCCGCAGCCCCAGTGAATCTGACTGTAGACCAGACATGTACACCATCAGAGACCACATCGAAGGCATTCATCTTACTCCCGAAATTCTTGAAAAGAACGGGTTTGAAATGCGTGAAGGCACCGTCGTCTATATGAAAAACAGATTAGCATTAAAGCCTCTGGAGGATGAAAAAGGCTACCAAGTTGGTTTGGGCAGCTTGCGCACCTTTTATGTGAAGGTTAAAATTGTCAAGTACGTCCACGAACTACAGCACATCCTTTGGGTGTTAGGCAAGGACGCAAACTTAAAGATATAACTATGAAACTTCGACAGGCAAGGAAAATTATCAAGATGTACCGCAGTAATAAAGCTAATTATTGGAATGGGTATAATACAGATCTTATTCTCAGCTTGATTGCACAGTTAGAGAATCAACGTCTGCTTCGTGCTCTACGCATTGTTTGCAAATTTACTGAGCCTCCCAAACCGTTAAAACCAATAAAATAAAGATATGGAAATATTCGACAACAACTGTCAGCAGTTCTTCGGAACTGACATAGACGGAGAAGTGATAATCAACGGCAACGTTATACATGCAGCCAAAGAACTCAAGGTAAAAAACAATATGGTATTCATTAATGGCAAACCTGTCGAAGAATACAGCAACATTCCGCTCAAAATCGAAATTACAGGCTCCGTCAAGTCGATAAATACCACAACCGGAATCGTCCATGTCCAAGGTGACGTAACAAATGTCGAAACAATGAGTGGCAGCGTACATTGTCAGACCGTTAAGGGTAATGTGGGAACAATGAGCGGCAGCGTCAGATGTAACATTATCGAAGGTGATTGCTCAACAATGAGCGGCAGCATAAGGAGATAAAAAATATTACAATCATTAAATAAAAAACAACAAAACAATGGAAACAAACATTGGAAAGAAAGTAATCATCCGCGGCGACCGCAGCGGAGTTGAGTTCGGAACACTCGTAGCACACAACGGCAGAGAGGTCACGCTGCATAACGCCCGACGCATCTGGTACTGGGCAGGAGCAGCCTCACTCTCACAGCTCGCCCAAGAGGGAACATCAATGCCAAACAGCTGTAAGTTCACGGTCTCAGTAGACAGCATCACCATTCTCGACGCCATCGAAATCATCACTTGCTCGGACAAAGCCGTCAAGTCAATAGAGGAGGTAGAAGCATGGAGACGTTAGAAGACCGAATCAAAGCATTCTTGAGCGTCAGCTATGGCGATGGCTCTGGCGATGGCTATGGCTCTGGCGATGGCTATGGCTATGGCTATGGCTATGGCTCTGGCTTTGGCTATGGCGATGGCGATGGCTATGGCTCTGGCTCTGGCGATGGCGATGGCTATGGCTCTGGCTCTGGCTCTGGCGATGGCTATGGCTATGGCGATGGCTATGGCTCTGGCTATGGCGATGGCTATGGCGATGGCATAAAGGAAATGAATGGTGACAAGGTTTATGTAATAGACGACGTACAAACGATTATAAAATCCGTTCACGACAACATCGCACAAGGTTTCATTCTAAATAATGACCTTACCTTACAGCCTTGTTACATCGTCAAGGAGCAGAATAAGTTCGCCCATGGCGACACACTGCACGATGCCTTCATGGCCCTGCAAGAGAAACTCTACGATGGCAGCACCGAAGAGGAACGTATCGAGGCTTTCCGCGATAAATTCCCCGACTATGACACCCCTTACCCAAACCGTGACCTCTTCGCTTTTCATCACGTTCTCACCGGCTCGTGCCGCATGGGACGAGAGAGCTTCTGCAAAGACAAAGGCATTAGTCTCAACGACTCCACCACAGTCCGCCAGTTCGTCCTCCTCACCAAGAACAGCTACGGCTCTGCCACAATTCGCAAGCTTCCCCAAGCCTACGGAAAAGACGAGCCGCAGCTGGTTAGTCGCCCTGAAAGGCCCAGTAACATCATATAAGTAGCAGTCCAGTAAGGCTCAGCCTAACCTCTATCTCGCTTGTCAATCACCCGCACAAATATGAAAATCAATATCAAAATCGTAGCTTTCGCGGCGTGGATTGTGATGACCCTCATCATCCTCAGCGCCACATTACGCGGTGTCAGCAAGCCCGACACCGCAACAAACTTGATTAGCATCGCAGTCCTGTTGTTCTGGACGCTCTTGTTCATCGCAACAAACTGCCTAACTTTTAAAAATAACAAAAAACAATGAAACGATTCAATTCCGTGTGTATGTTCTCGCTGCTCGTCGCAGCGATGTCCCTAACCTCTTGCTGCGAACGCATCGACGCAGGTTCTGAAGGCATCCTTGTCAATCTCTACGGCTCAGACAAGGGAGTCGATGACGTAAGCCTCGTCACCGGTCGCGTCTGGTACAACCCCCTCACAGAAGAGGTCTACGAGTACCCCACGTTCGTACAGACCATCGACTATCCCGCGTTCACAATCAACGCCAAGGACGGATCCGAGTTCACCGTCGATCCTACCGTCTCTCTCAAGATGGTCGATGGCAACGCCCCGAAGGTGTTCAAGAAGTACCGCAAGGAACTCAACGACATCATCAACGGCACGCTATTCAATTATGTCAAGGATGCCTTCCGCATTCAGCTCAACAAGTACACTACAGACCAAATTGTCAGCAACCGTGACATGGTTGAACGTGCCATCGAGGCACAGCTCAGCAAGGCTCTCGCTAAGGAGCACTTCCATCTTGAACAGCTTACGTCTGGCCTCAAGTACCCTAATTCCATCGTACAGGCCGTCAACCAGAAGAACAAAGCTATTCAGGAGGCACAGCGAGCACTCAACGAGGTAGCCGTCAAGAAGGCGGAAGCAGAAAAGATGCTCGTACAGGCACGAGCCGAGCGAGAGGCCAATGAACTCAAGTCCGCCTCACTTACCCCAGCCATCCTCAAGAAGATGTGGATTGAAAAGTGGGACGGCAAGCTTCCCATTTACGGCAACGTACCACAGATGATGATTACCAAGTAACCCACACTCCTCCTGCCCCTTACATCACATTTGGGGCAGGAGGTACTAAAACCATATCGCAATGAAGAAAAAGGATTTAATAGAAACTGTAGTAACAATGGTAATTTTTTACACGATTATATTCCTTGTGGTTGTCATAGTATACACGATTGAAAAATACGGCATATTAGTAGCTTCCTCGTGTCTTGCCTCTCTACTCCTTATAGTAGGCATCATCCTCATAAAGCTCAACAAAAAGAACACAGATTCATGAAAATTAAATTAACAATCGAGCAAGCCGACAACGGAATGATTGTCAGGACTGACGAGAACGTAGTAGTGATAAAAAACACCCATTCCACCACGGCAATGGGTAAGAAAGACAATATTATCAACGAGCTTGGACGTATATTCTTCCTACATGTCAGCTCCGTCATGAATGAAGAGCTGACAAACAAGGTTGAAGTGGAGATAGATAAAATTAAAACCGAATAATTTATGAAAAAGATAATGTTCAACGACCGCTACGGTCTCACCCAAGCCGTTCTCGAAGGTCGAAAGACGCAGACAAGGAGAATCGCATATACCGCAGGCAGAATGGAAGGTCTTACCATTAGGCAGGATTTAGAAGGAGTAAACAAAGGCAGAGCGTGTCTGTTTGAAGGAGGCATCCTTCTTGCCAAATCCGCTTACAAGCTGGGCGAAACCATAGTCATCGCCCAAAAATACGATAATCTGGTAAAGGACGATGAATTCTACCGCCTTTGTGGCATTCACGGAATGCCCTTGGAATGCATCAAATACGAGAAAGGATGCACCAACAAGATGTTCGTCCGCGCAGACCTCATGCCCCACCACATCCGCATCACCCGCATCCGCGTCGAGCGTCTGCAAGACATAAGCGAGGAAGACTGCCTGGCGGAAGGTATTTGGAGGGCACATGAAGTAGGGCTTGAGGGCGTGACGTATTGGTACACACGCTTGGCAAACTCCCCGTACAGAACCGCAAGAGAAGCCTACGCTGCCTTGATAGACAAAATCAGCGGCAAAGGCATATGGCAGTCCAACCCCTACGTCTTCGTCTACGACTTCGAACTTGTAAAATAGAACAATATGGATAGAACAAAGAATTTATGAGTTACAAATCAAGAAAGAAATGTGACCTAAAGCATATTGTAGGTTGCGGTCTTTGTCCTCAGATGTTTGATTGCCCTTATGACAAGGGAGAGGATAGGTCAGAAAATATTAAAAAGTAAAACGTATGAAACAAAACAGATTCATCCCAGGAGACTGGGTAAATTTCAAAGGAAAGTTGGCAAGGATTGAGGAAACCTACAGCACCAACTATTTTGTGAAAGAATGTCATAATGACTATAATCCCGACATTGAGTATGATGATGCCTACTTCTTCCGTGAAGCAAGACCTGTAGATATTGAGCCTATTCCCCTTACTCCCGAAATACTGGAGAAGAACGGGGGATGGAAGAAGAGCAAAGCAAGTGATAGGACTCTGCTCTACTACAAGGACGAAGTGTATATACAGTATGATATGTCAGACATGTTTTTCTATTTCGCTGATTTCGAATATCGTGATAGTATTATAGAACTAAAATATATTCACCAGCTCCAACACCTCTTATTTGGCTTAGGCTTGGATAGTGAATTTGAACTGGATATGCCGAGCTGGCGTGACGGAAAATATTGTACTAAAATTAACAGACAAGACAAATGATAGACAACCTAATAATCAGTTTTGAGAGTGAAGGCATAACCCACGCCCTCAATGTTCCTACAAAGGACATAAAACTGCCTTACAACCTTGCAACGACATTCACAGAGCTGATAAAGCATTCAGATGCCAATGCAGAAATGATAATCGAACAACTTGAAGTTAAGTTCCCAAGTATCAAGGCCGACCGTTGCAACGAACTGGAAATAGAGAACAAGGAACTGAAAAGGTTTGTAGAAGGAATCCGGGCTTTCGTAAAAGACAACAAACTTTATATGAAGAAGGGAGCGAACTGTCCTTACTATCAAGACAACCCTCATGTGTGTTCTACATTCTGTCTTGAATGTGACTCGTGTCTGGACGTGATTGAAGACTGTGGTGTGATCTGCAAGGAAACACTGGCAGCGGCAGATATTAGTTTTCCCCCAGCCGATGACTGTTAACCAGATAATATGGACAAACACATTCCATCACATCTTATTCCTTTCCTCGATGAATACGAGCGTTAAAACATCTCTGAAATGGAGGAGGTATTCTCCATTAAGCAGGACGGAATGACACGTGCCGAGCGTAGAGCATATCAAAGAATGCTTGCAAAGCAGAGCAAAAGAAAACATTAACTCTTAAAGACAGGAGCTTTAAACTAAAAAGATATGACATTAGAAGAAGCAATAAAACACTGCAAACAAAAAGCAGATAAACTAAGTATTTGTTCTAAAGATTGTTCTTTAGAACATAAACAATTAGCTATTTGGCTTAGTGAATTGAAAGCTATTAAAGAAATGATAAAAGACAAGAAAATAGAAGATACCAAGGATGATATCTTTGAAGAATTTTTTTTAAACAATGGCACAGACGTAATCTTTAATGATGAAGATGAATACAAGGAGGAAATGTATGATAGCTGGCAAATCAAAGAGGCTATCAAACTGGGTGCTCACTGGGCTATTAATGGGTTCTTGAACGATTTATGGCATGATATTTATAAAGAACGTATTCCTCCTCATAAAAGGGTTCTGGTTGAATACACTTTTGAGGGAGGCTTTCATTATAAGTCTTTAAGACTCCCAGATGATAATCATTGGCTTAGGTCGTTTGTGAAAGAAAAAAGAATAAGACGTTGGTTATATGTTGATGATTTGCTTTAAAACGAAACTGTTATGATTGACGAAAAGAAAATTATAAAAGCGGCTGATTTTAATGCCGACAAATACAATCCGTGCCGTAGCGCGTTGGATAGAGAAGAGGCGTGTCGCGCCTCGTTTGAAGATGGGGTAGAATGGTTCAAGGAAAGCCTTTGGCATGATGCAAGTGAAATGCCCGAAAAAGGAAAGGCTTTCATTTTTGCGATAGAATCAAATAATTCAACGCACCACCATATAGGTGTTATGTACAGCCCTATGGACTACGACAAGAACCGCAAAATTTGGGGCATGACAGAATGGTGCTATATTGAGGACTTGCTGCCGAAAGGAGGTGGACAATGAAAGAATATAAGGTTGGTGAGCAGATTGTGCTTGAAGTTCAAGAATCAAAAGGCCCGATGCACTGCGATGGTTGTTTTTATCAAGATAGTGCTGTTTGCCAATGGGTTGTTAATTGCTTAGCAAGAGACCGTTCAGACGGCAAGAATATAATCTTTAAAGAAGTTAAGGAGTAATGTGTATTATACAGGAAATATTTTAAGGTTTAACCGCCTTTGGGCATAAATAGATAGAAATATGGTACTATTATTGACAATTTTAGGAACTATTTTCCTGATAGTTAGCGCAGCATTTTGGTCTGAAACACCAAAGTTAAGAATGGTAAGTATTATAGTTGCATCTGTTGCTGCAATACTTATGACTTTATGTTATGTAAGTGCCGTACTTGCGCAATATATGATAGAGTTTACGAAATAGAATAACTAATCATCCTCTCCTTGGTGACACGGGGAGAGGGTAAAAAGGAGTAAATATGGATGCAGATAAAATAACATTAGGTAGTTATATTGCCTATCTCAATAGTATGTATCGGCGATATGGCAATATAAGTATTACGCAACTAAAGCATATAGAAAGAAACAGAAAAAAGGAGAATAAGCAATGAGCAAAGAGAAAGCTATTGAATTAATTAAAGACTCTTTATTAGAAATTCCAGACATTGACGCTGATAGAGGTTATTCTATAGCTATGGCAGGTAAAAGCTTAATGAAAGAAATGCTCCCGATGAAGATTAGTAATTGGGAGTCTATAGAGTATAGCGAGGGACTTAACTGTCCTAATGAGAATTGTGACAACAAAAGCTGTAGTTGTCACGCAAGAAATATCATTGGATGGTGTGATACTCCTTACGGCTACATGATGGTCTGTGAGTGCAAAAAGTGCTTCACAAAGTATCGCTTTCATGGAACAATAGAAGGCAAGTTTGATTTTGAAAACTTTGCAGACAATTTCCTGATGCGTGTTGAAATGGAAAAGGGAAAATTATAGTTTAGAATAAAATAGAAAAATATAAAATAGAATAATCATGACAAAAGAAGAATTTGAAAACCGCATGAGTGCGCTTAACGCAAAGCGAACAGCTATCACGCAGGAAATGGTACAATTGCAGAACGAATACATTTCCAGCTATCCAGTAAAGCCAGGCGACAAGTGTGTAGACGAGCAGGGCAAGATATGTTGGGTTAAAGACATGAGATTCTGGGAAGCATCATCAACATTGATGCGTATACTTGTGAATCCTGCCAAGAAGGACGGCACACGTTCAAAACGCGAGGAATACGCCTACGGGGAAGTTACTAAAGTATAACACATGTTCAAGCAGATTATACTATACAAAGCCGTATGTGATGGGTGCGGAGAGCATTTTGAAAATAGCGGCTGTGAGACCCATCCGCCTTATTTCACACAAGAGGAAGTACAATCATTCGGTCAAAACGATACACTTGCAGGTTCATGGGAATTTGCTAATGGGAAGCTCTATTGTCCAGACTGCTATGAAAGAGAAGTGATAGATAAAGGCATTGACATCTAAATTTATAAAAAGGGCAACAAACAACTATGACAAGAGAACAAATAAAGATAGCCCTTCCTCTGATACTGGCATTTGCGGAAGGCAAGACCATTCAAATCAAGAACGGCTCAAGATGGATAGACATAGACGGCGACAAGGACGAACTGAATCTTGATTCGGTTGTGGCATACCAAGACTGTTTTCGTATAAAGCCGAATGATGTTCACCTCCCCTTCCGCAACGCCGAAGAATATTGGCAGGAAATACTCAAGCACACCCCCTTCAACATAAAAATAAAACAATGATATACACTCACACCATCACCAGACACGGACTCATCCATTTATCAGGTGGAAGCGTCCATCAGGCTGTCTTCCAGATACCCATCGGAGACCGCTTCATACGACACGAACAGCTCGAACGTCAGCTCGCCGAAGAATGGCGACGCCAGAACCCAAGAGCCAAGAACAAGGTAACGAGAATCAAGCTCTTCCGAAACTAAAAACAACAGAAAGCCCCAGTAAGGCGCCAGCCTCTATAATAGATAGCCCCGTTAGAGCGGCCTATACCAAGAGCATCCATAAAAACATATAAAACAATGGAAACAGAAGAAAACAAAAGCATGGAGGCGCTTGCCTATGTCATCGCCAACCTGAAGGCAGAGAACATTGTGTTAGCGCATCGTGTGCATCAGCTCGTGGACGACTACAACGATGTGGTACGTCAGTTGAACGAAGAAAAGAGGCCAAGGAGGCTCGTAAAAGCATTCTACGCCTTTGTAAAGGACAAAAGCCTTTATATGAAAAAGGCGACGAACTGTCCTTACTATCAAGACAACCCTCATGTATGCTCTACATTCTGCTTGGAATGTGACTCATGTCTGGACCTCATTGAAGGCCTCGGTGTGATTTGCGAGAAAAGACTGGCAGATGTATAGAATAGTTTTTAGTCGATGACTGTTAACCAGGTAATATGGACAAACACATTCCATCACATCTTATTCCTTTCCTCGATGAATACGAGCGTCAAAACATTTCTGAAATGGAGGAAGTATTCTCCATTAAGCAGGACGGAATGACCCGTGCCGAACGTCGGGCATGGAAAAGGAAGATAAGCAAAGCCAAATTTAAAGTCTTCAGTAAGTCCAACAAAAAGAAAAAATAAGATTATGACAAGAGAAGCAACAAAAAACCTCATCGTCGTCATGCAGGCGTATGTGGACGGAAAGCAGATACAGTATACGGATGGCGAATCGGAATATTGGATAGATGTAGAATCACCCGAATGGGATCCCAACTACGACTACCGCATCAAACCCGAACCCAAATACCGTCCATTCGCCCATGCAGACGAGTGCTGGCAGGAAATGCTCAAACATCAGCCGTTCGGATGGACAAAGCGAACCAGTGGACATTGTACTTTTCTACACATAATGGAATTGCACTCCACAGGCATTGTAATTAATCAGTTTGATAATTTTGGCTGTTTCAAAAACTTGCTCGAAACGTACGGTTTAGCTTTTGCTGAAATAACTTTCGCCGACGGCACACCCTTCGGCATTAAGGAGGATTAGGTATGTATGCAAGAAAAGTTGCACTATTACCCTGCATAATGCAGAATGAGTACTCCTTTCTAAGGTTTGGATATATGGTCCAATACAAGAAGCATTTTTGGCAGAAATGGAATACTGTTCTCAATAAAGATGGCAATCTGCTTGTCGTTTCAGAGAGAGCGGCAAATACGGCAATCAGAGAATTACGAAACACAAATTATATAACACTTGGCAGCAATGAACAGAGAAATTAAATTTAAAGGCAAACGTATCGACAATGACAAGTGGATGGTGGGCGACTTAAACCACCTCGTAGACGGCATGTACATAAGCAACGACCACGGAAGCAACATGGCGCGAGTCTATCCCGATACGGTCGGGCAGTACACTGGACTGAAAGACAAAAACGGCAAGGAGATATATAACGGCGACATTCTTGCTCACGACGGCAACCCCATGGGTTATGTAGTGGATGGTGTGCGCGGCTACTGCTTTGATGTGGTCTTCTTTTTTCCCGGACGCCCCGAAATCAAGGCGTCGTGGTCGTTATACGGAACTGTAGTAAATAACTTTAATGGCGATGTAGAAATTATCGGCAACATCCACGACAAGCAGGAAGGAGGCGAAGAATGATTAGGGTAGACTCATACCGCTGCTCGTACTGCGGAAAGCTGTTCCTTACGGAAAGAGGTTGCGTAAAACATGAGGAAAAGTATTGCGGCAAATCACCTTGCAATCTTGCCGCTTGCTATTCATGCAAGTGGTACAAAGAAACGGAGCAAACCGCAACTATTACAAGGACGGGGTTTCATCCACAAACAGGGCGCGAACATGAATACGAAAAAGAAATTCATGTAAATGTATGCTTGAAGTACCATAACGCCAAAATGTTCAACTCGTTTCATGCGTCAGAAGAACTTATTGATGATGCTGAGAACGGCGGCTTCCGTATCATGCCAACAATGGAGGAAGGCTGTTTGGATTATAAAAGAAGAGAAAATGAAGATTAGAAAAATAAAGAAGCGTTACAAAACCATGTTTCGGACGCAGTATTGCTGCACTAAAGTAAAGTTTAAAAAGATAAGTACATCAATCGAAACAGAACCGCCTCAATACCGCAAAATGTGCGGCGTGTTTGTTACATACGAGGCACGCAAGTGGTACAATAGAAAAGAACTGACAACTCAATATGTGCGCATAAGAATCTGTGCCAAAAGTAAAACATCATACAAAAAATACAAAACAAAATGAGCAAAAAGAAAATTTACATATCAGCACCGATTACTGGCTACAACCTCAACGAGCGACACAAGTTTTTCGCTCAGATCGAGAAAGAACTGACAATCCTCGGCTACAAGGCAGTCAACCCTATGAGCAAACCTTTGTCCGACTCTGCTCCGCACACGGAGCACATGAAAGAGGACTTACGCCTGCTCCTCGGCTGCGACGGCATTGTCGTACCGAACCGATGGCGTTGTTCAAAAGGCTGTGAAACGGAACGCCGTGTGGCGGACGCTTGCGGAATACCGGTTGTCGGCGTGATAGGCGAGACGCACGATTTACAAATCGCAAACGCGATATAATTATGAACGCAAGCTATTTAATAAGCCGCACCCCAAGAAGACCGTATGTCATTGCGCCAAGCGTAAAGCAGAAAGAGAAATTGTTAAAGAGCATTGACCGCTATTGTTCGCTGTATTACATCACAATGGGGTCGGCGTACAATATTGCCCAGACAGCTATGATAGACGCTTTGGGCGCAATTAAAGAGGACAAGAAGCTGTATCGTCAAAAGACAAAGCAAAGCATCAACAAGGCTCTTGCCGCATACAACACATGGGATGCGAAGATGCGCTTTGTTCTTGCCGACCGCTATCAGCTTTGGCTTGACCTGTCTGACGCGTCGGAGGCGGAACTCAAACCGCTCGTCAAAACGCTCTATTACTGCATCGACAACTATTTCCTGAAGAACCATGTGCCGAAGAGCAAAATCATCGCCCGTATGGAGGCTGCAATGGTGCTGATAGATGTTGCGGTAAGCCTGTTCAGAAACCTGTTTGACAATATCCAGAAGAGGATAGGAATAGACTTGCGCCCGGACTTCAACGAAGGCAATGCTCTGGATTTGCAGCACAACTGGAACAACGCCATGCAGTCCGTAATCAACTCGATACCGGGGATGCCGGACATTGACATCAACGACGATGCGGACAGCGTTCAGGCAGCGAAGAATATCATAACGAAACTCTCTAACGAGGGCATCTACGACCGCGCAGGAGAGTATGCGTTGCAGCTTAACCCGGAGTACAGACCGGAAAACTTCGGAGAGTAGACCGATGTCAACCGCGCACGGGCAGCAGGAGTAACATCTTGTTGTCCGTGCGCGTTTTTTTGTTATCTATCCTGCAACGTAAACGCCCGACCGTACAGCAGTAACGTCAGAACAATCAGCGTATAGTCCGCTATCCGTGTCGTTTCTGAAATACACAGCGTGCCGTGCCCTAACCTTATCAGAATAACTCCTGCAAGATACAGGAACGGTATTCGCCACACCCAGCCGAACTTGAAAAGAAAGCTTGCCGGCAGCAGAACGGCAGGCAGTACGACATACGCCAATGCGTATAACGACACCACCAAAACGGCGTTCTCGTTCAGATCCAAGCCCATTGATGCGGCGTTATGGTGAAACCAATGCACACCTAACCAGTGTAAAACCATAAGGAGTATAGGTATCACTCTTATGCCGATTCTGTAAAACCAAAACAGCTTTTCGGCAAGCGTATTTGTCTGTATTGTTTTCATACCGCTAAATTTATCTTACGTGATTAATATATTCTTTAATTCGGCAATATCATCTGTGGTAATGGCTATACTCTTGTTGCTGCCAAACAACAAGGCAGAGATAATACCGTCAGGCATATCAATAGAGATACATCCTTCGCCTATTGTGCCATGAAGAAGCCCGATATCAAAAGGCTTTTTCTCCATCGCTTTCAGTATTTGCATCGCGTCTTCGAAAACAGATTCCGCATCAACAACTCCATTTTCATCAGCGACAAACAGGGATAAATCGTCAATTTTCTCTTCCCATTTTTCCTTGTTCCGACAAACGATATTGTGCGCTGCTCGCTTCATATACACAGAAGGTATGGCAAGCGACGGATTGCCTTTTATCATGTCGTCAATTCTTGCGTCTATCCAGGTTTCTATTGACGGCGCAAGACGTTCTTTCAGTTTTTGTAAGTTCATTTCTTGTTCCCTCCCTTCTTCGTTCCTTGAACCATAGCAAGATATTCCTGCCAAGTCTTGTCACTATGGTTTGTCATATAATCGTTAAGCATAGCTGATTTTTGTTCCTCTGCTTGCGCTACTTCTTTTCTCAGTCTTTGCATCAAAGATTGATGTTTCTTCAATGCTTCCTGTCCTTGCTGAGTGCTTTCAATACGAGGACGTATGATCCGCAATTCCTCGTCTTGCACTAACTTAGACACATATTGCAAGCTGTCAACGTACTCTTGATTCTGCATCAAGTACTGACGTTGTGCGCCTGTAAGATTGTCTTCAATCTTGTCAATTTCATCCCATAAAGGGGTGGAAGACTGCTGTGCTTGCATATTGATAGATGCTCGCTTCTGCTGTATTGCCTCATACATCTTCTGTAGCTCGGCATCCATCATCTGCGGCTGCTGCTGGCCTGTACCCATATCCAATAATGGGCTGTTTCCAAAATTCATCATAATCAATATCTTTAAGTTGGTGATATGTTATAGAGAGGTGAGAGGGCATCCACCAACGAGGGCAAACGCCCCTCACCAACTCATTTTTTCTTAGTTCGTCTAACCGACTTCCTTACAGCTCTGTTACGCTCCTGTAGTGGGAGTGGATGTAGCAGCACATCCGCAAAAGTTTGCGGATGGAAGAACTGTAACAGTAGGAGTGCTCTGGAGTCCGAGGACACCGTCAATCTTGCGGCAGCACTTCTCGTTCACGTAAGCCATCATCAGCTTCTCCTTGTAAGGAGTGAGGGCTTCCATAACGGCTACCTTCTTGTCGAGGTCACAATACTTTGCTTGCAACGCATCGTACTGGTCTCTCTGATTCTTGTACAGACCGAAGTCCGCATCAATCTGAGACTTGTAAAGACCAAACTCAGCCTGCATTGCACGGCGGTTCTCAGCGTTGATAGCATCTGTAGCACCCTTGTACATAGAGAACTTCTCTGCGATGTCAGTCTCACGCATAGCGTAGAACTTGTTAGCGGTGTCGAGCTTCAAGCCGAACATGTCGGTAAGCAGCTTCACCTCATCAGCGCATTCCTTCTCCATTACCTGCAAGGCGGTCGGCTGATTAGCATTCGCATTTGCGCCATAGCCGTTTGCGTTGATATTCACGTTCTCAGGCATATTGCTGCCACCGAGAGAACCAAACACGCTGCGATTACCGCCAAACAACCAAGCACCAAGACCGAGTGCAGTACCAGCTATGCCAAGACCCAATCCTGTGCCTGCGATACCTTTAGAAGCATACTCGTCGTGCTTCTTCCCCTCTTCGTAGATTTTCTTCTCTACTACTTTTGCATCTGTCATCTCCATAATACAATCTTTTTAAATCCTCAATATTAACTAACACTATTCTGTAACGTTACAGGCACAAAATTAGCGTGTTACGACCAATAAAGCCATAACACGCTCAAAGATTTTGTATTATACTGATAGTCAGATACTTAAAGTGATAGTAGGTACTATCACTTGCTTCTCTTCTTTCTTATGAACCACAGAATGTCCCACTTCTTCCAGTATCGTGTGTGCCCGCGCTTCTTGCATTCTCCGTTCGGTATGTCCCCGCGCTTGACCATCCTGTTTAATGTTGCGTCGCTCACGCCCAATCTGTCCTTTACTTCCTCTGCGCTCATCATGGGGTTTAACATATTCGGAAGTATGTCCTGGCAGAGCGTTTCGATGTCTTCATCGCTCATCCCGCAAGCTGTTACTTTCTCGCCGTTGCGCTGCTGCTCGTCTGCTTTAAAGCACGAATTTGCAAGCGATTGTAACAACGTGCCGAGCATCTTGTAGCCGAAAATCTTTCTCATAGCATTTCTGTTTAACTGAACATTCTCTTGCCAAGGCGTGACTTGCTACAGAACCAGTCAACAGCTCCGTAGATATACAACAACAACGTGAACGCCATGATTGCGAAGTGCGCCATAACCATATCGTTTGTTGTATACCAACTCCAGTATACGAGGTGTATAGAATTGACAGCGAAGAAATAGAAGAACGGTATGCGATACTTCCAACACAGCCAGAAGAAGCGCGACGCGAGAATAATAACCATCGGCAGGACATAGACCATGATATAAATGAACGCATAGCACGCCCAGTTTGCCTTATGCACCACGAACATCTCCTTCTGATTACGACTAAAGTCGAATATTCCGTACATGTGCGTTAGCATTATGAAGAATGGAGTCCACTTGCAGAACCGTCGAAAGAATCGAAGTATTCTGCGTGAATACTGATTACCGGATTCTGCCAACAAAGACATAATCTCCGATATGTCCTTACCTTTCACAAGAGCAAGGAAACGTTTTTTATCTTCCTCGTTCATAATAAATAAATTAAGTTTAACGTAATAATATTTTTAGCTTCTTTAGTTTAGCACTGCAAGTTAGTAATTATTTTCGAGAGTAAGACATTAGATTATGATTATTTATATTTTATTAAAGCCTTGCCTATCCTCTACGGACGGGCAAGGCTCACCTGAAACAAATCTATTAACCTTAAATTAAAAAACTAATAACTAAAGCCATTAACCATATCTAATAATCCAAACAATTTCCTTTTTTTTATTCTTTCTTCCCGCTGCTCTTCAGTCTTCCTCTCGCATATCTGAGAGTCAGCAGAAGCACAGCGCCTATTATTATGACAGCGATGCAGGACGCGATGGGCTTCTCGATGTTCCTTTCCCACCAGCTCAGCTTTCTCTCCACCGGCACAGGCACGTCATTGTTTTTTCTGCCAATGTTCGCCATCGAGTCCACCATCGCCTTATACGTCTCTAAGCTGTCCTTCATTAGCGTGTTCAGCGAGTTCTCCACGTACCTGTCCCTCCAGTGCCAGGCCTCCGTCTTCTTTACGTTTCCGTCTTCGTCCACGGTCGTAGCCGTCGAGTCCCTGCTCCACGTCTTGTCCGTCTTCGCCCTCTCCACGTATCTCAGCGCTATGCGGTTCCAGTACACAGTGTCCTTCACCACCTTCGTCACCCTCACGCTGTCCGTTCTTGTCAGCACCACGGGCTTCTTCGCTCCGCAGCTGGCCAGCAGGCTGACCATCAGGCAGAGCAACATCCCCCACAGCGCTCCTACAAATTTACTATATAATTCGTCCATCATAACCGTTTCTCCTTAAAAACTTTATCTTCCTTCACTCTTTTTTCATCGCTTCCTCCACAGCCTCGCCGATGTCCTCGTCTTTCTTCTTCATCAATGCTATAATGAAGCGCTTTATGGAGAATCTGTTCTTCACGCCGTGCAGCTCACACACATGCCCGACGATAGAGTCCACCTCCCATACACACCCAAAGCCGAGACCTACCGCCGCCGTCACCACATGATTCGTCCATCCCAACGGCTCGAAGATAGCCAGACCGAGCACCGAACCTAATATCAGATACGTGATATAGTCCACCGCCTTGTTACACGTTCTTCTGCCCGCTCTCGAAAAGCGGAAATGCTCATGTTTATGCAGACTCTCGCTCACGCCGAACCAGAAGTCCGCCACTATCAGCACCACTATCAGCACCAACATCCATCTTAGGTCGAAGAGCGCAGACAGCGCCTCCCCTCCCATTGTCCCCAAAACGACGGCCTTACCCGTACTTGTAGTCAAGTTATTAACCATCCAATCAATCTTTTTTATACTAACAAAAATAACACAAAAAATCCCAAACAAAAGAATAATCCTTCCTAAAAGCCAAGAAACTCAGCAGCTCAGTCCAGCCTCCTTCATCGCCTTTCTCACCGTACCGAACATCTTCCCCATCGTCTCCACGTAGTTCGGAGCCGTCGCATACTTCTTCCGTCCCTCCTGTATCTTCTTCACGTAGTTCTCAGGACTCATCCTGTACGCCCAGGCTTCCGGCCACGATTTCTTCAGCACAGCCGCATGGTCTCTCAGTGCCTCGCCAAGAGTGGCGTAGTTTCTGAACAGCCGCTTGCAAGTATACCTATACAGACCCTTGCCAGCCACATGTTCTATCTTCACCACCTTCTCCGGCGCCGTAAACCTCACCGTCTTAGTCTTGAAATACTCATGCGTTGTGACAAGCAGACATTTCTCCACAGGCCATCCGCCTCTTGTTATACCGAACACATTATACTTGCCGATGGTGCTCTTGCCCCATCCGCTCTCCAGTGCCGCCTGGGCAATGATAAAAACGGGCGAAATGTCCGCATTATAAGCCGCAGGAGCCATCCATTTACAAAATTCCTTAGGTGCCATCTTCTTATTTATTATTTGTCAGTTGTTATTTATTATTTGCGCCCATTAAGCAGCGGCACAGATAGGTTTAGAAAGGCTCAGTGAGGCCCAGCTCCCAGTCAGCCCAGCCAGCTTTCCATGCCAAATCCCTTTTTAAGAGTTCATTATTCCTGCCGTCTTCAATGCTTTTATAATAGCGTTTACTTCGTTTATTACGGTTGTTAATGATGCTGAGGAAGACAATTCTGCCTGCGCTGCCATTTTCCTTGTCGGTATATTGTCAAGATCATACTCCTTTTCTTTTGTTCCTTTCAAACCAAGCCACCAAGATGGAGAAGTTCCGGCACCTGACGCGAAACGCACCTGCGGCAGTGAATTTGACAAAGATATAACCGCTTTTATGTCTCCACCACCAAACGCTATTCCCGACGCATATCTCTGCGCATACCAAGATGGAGCATTCACGGCTCCTCTCAATGCCTTTATCCAAACACCTGTCGCATAGTCTTTGCCTATCAGATCCCATCCACCTGTGGTTGTACTGGACAGTGCTACATACATACCCAAGCTTGACAAGGTGTGTGTATGCGACGTTGCAGATTTATCTGCTAAAGCATTGTATATTACCTTGTTCTGTACTGGATTGACCGACGTGTTGCTCAACGATGTATCAACTGTTAAAGAAGGATTGAGCAAAGTCAGGGCTTTACCGTCCCATCTGTACATGTTTCCTCCGTTGACATATATTTTTCCTGCAACGGGGCTGACACCATTGCTTAGTCCTTCTCCCCATTTTTCTGCCCCAGCCCATGTTCCGCAATAGTATGGTCCCGATTTTGCGACAAAAGTATTCGTTTTCGTATTGAAGTATATTGCCGCATTATCATCTGCACCCATCATTGTGACTGTTACAGTCACAAATCCCGAAAATTCAAGAACTTCTTTCATTTCATCGGGGATTGCAAAAGGTCTAATTTTTTGGTTGTCAGCATCATAGATAAAGTCAAGATTACTTTTATCCATTGACGACATCAAGCCTGCCTTCTTAGATGTCGCCACGTCCTTTGTAGCGCAATTACTTATTAAACTTAACAATTTGCTTACGGCACGCTTTATTCCTTTTTCATCTACATATTTCATACTTACACGTTTTATAGGTTTTGAGTAAGTGAGGGTATGCCCAAAAGATGTATTCTGACATACCCTCCTGAAACTAACTACTTGAACAATGCGTCAATATCCTCTGTGGACATTGACTCGATTACCACGTAGCCCTTTCCGTCAGAGTCCACCTTCAGCGGCAGCTCACCGTCTGAAGCGACATGACCAGTCTGTACAAGACCGAGAACGGTGTCCGAAGCCTTAGTGGTTTTGTCGAGCTTCTTCGCCATTTCGGTGTTGAAGGTGGTGGTGTTTACCTTCTGTCCAAGCGCAGTATTTACTGCTTTGTTCTGAACTGGATTGGTTGAAGTGGCATTGAGCGCAGCATCTATTACGTATGCTGACGCGTTTAGCTTCTTTGCAATCTCTGTGTCCTGTGTCGCATTCTTACTCTGAAGGGCCTGTACTTTGCTATTGAGGTCAGACTGTACGTTACCTACAGATGTCTTCAAACCCTCGATAGCCGAGTTGACAACCTTGTTCTGAACCGGATTGGTCGATGATGTAGATAATGCTGCATCCACGGTAATTGATGTCTGCGCCTCACCTAATTTTTCCCACTTTGATGCGTCGTATGCTGCCGTTGTGTCACCAGTATAAATATACTCCGCGTAGACATTCTTTTCAGCTGTGCTTGAAGCAAGCTTCAAGTAAATCTTCGTGGCATCAATGTCTGACGTAGGCAGGTCAGTGACAACCTTGTAGAGTGACAGGTCTATTTTGATGTCACCAGAACCCACGACGCTCTCACCGTTAACCGTCTTCATTGCCGGCATCTGTGCCGCTGTAAGTTTGCCGTCAGTGCCGAGAGTTGCCACGCCGTTCGCCGCACCCTTCTCCAATGCAGGTATCTGCTTAACGTTGTCCACGTTAGCCAAGCCCACATCAGCCTTTGTAATCACTGGGTTAGTGCTGATCTTTTTGCCGTTGACGGTATAGCCATCTACAGCTGTCTTCACTGCTGCGGAAGAATTATCCGCATACTCTTTGGTCTTCACAACGAGTCTTGACAGACCATTCTCGTCTAAATACTTTGCCATAATTATTAAAAAATTAATTAATGAAACATTGATATATAGATTGTAAAAATCTCATTGTAATGCTATATGCTCTCGTTAAAGGCATCATCAATGCCCTTTAGGTCTATTGCTTCTGATTTAGCTTCTTCCAACGTCTCAACACGTGGTTTCAGTTCCTTCATTTCCAAGTTCAAAGAGTCAACATCTTTACGCACTTCCTTGATAGCCTTTGTTACGGACGCATTGGCGATGGCGTTGTATGACTCCTCGTTTAGTTCCACATCTATTGTCACTTGCGCTGCTCCGCCAAGGCCTATTTCCGACTCTATGAGAGCCGTGACGGTTTCTACTGACGAACCGACACAATCATTTTTAATCTCCATAACAGAACTATCCTGCTGCGCCACAAGCTGCCATACGTCAATTTTATCTACAGTGTTCATGCCTCGTTCGCCATCGTTCTCAACTAATGTGAGGGTGTACGCTCCAAGGTAATGCTGCGTAGAGCCGTAGCACGTGCCAGCGATGATACCGCCTGGTTCTGTATGCCAGTCAATGTCACAACGATGACCATACGTATTACGCAGCAGAACCTTGACAGTTTTCCCCTCAAAGCTTTCTGCCTCTCCGCCACGTTTGACAGTCCATCGGAAGTTAATGTCATTGCCTATACGTATCTTTTTCATATCTTAATATTTTATGTTTTTACACAATGTCCTTTCCATAACCGCAGCGTAAAGTCATTGCCTCTTACTATTTTCTTCATATTATTTTGTGTTCAATTAATAATAAAAACTAATAAATAACAATTATAGCTACGCCCAGTTGTTGTCGTATCTCGATACCACGAACATGTCATGTCCGGCTCCGCTTTGCGCAGGAGAGGCGAGACCTTGCGGCGCTTTCCAGAGCTGTAATGCCACGCCGCCGTTAAGCACGGTTTTCGCTCCGCAGACACATACGTATATCTTCGCCGTCGGCGAGCCGCTGGTATGCAGGACCGTTATCTTCTACGTGCCGTGCAATGCACGAAAATACGCTGAATACTTATCATAATTATTATTTGCTTGCTGTGCGTTAATGACAGACTACAAAGGTCCATCCTATCGTTTCTGCGGCATTGTCTCCCTGAGCTGCTACGCAGGTCAGGTAGATAATTTCGCCTGAAAAGAGAGGAGGAGAAACAAAGGCAAGCTTGCCGTCATAAAGATGACCCGTATCGCCCGTAATTCCGAAGTCGGTGCTGCTGGAATTGCAGATGCACACTGAAGCTCCAACAAAGCTTCTCGCTTCCTCTATTTCCTCGATGCTGTAAGACCCTTCTGGTCTGATACCAGGAAACATTATTGCTATAGCATCACTACCATCATCCATGAGCTTACTGAAATCGCCCTTCAGTTCAAAGAACATGCTCAGTCTGTCCCATTTCATATTGTAATAAATAAGACCGTCATTTACCCGCTGGAAATAATAAAGAAAGTTTTCCGGCGTTACCACTGTCTTGCTTTTCTTTATCACTCCTCCGAACATCCCTCGTTGGGCCTTTATCGTACCGCTAATTATTGCGTTATTGGTCTCGAACAAGCCGTCCTTGTTCACCTTCGCCGTTATCTGTCCTGCATTGTTCCTTATTTCGAACTTGTCCGCAGTTGCCGTTATCTTGCCGTTCTCGATGTCGAAGCCCGTGCGCAGCATCTTCGCCACCAAACTACTGTCCTCCACATAGCCACTCTTGCTCTCTATCCAATCGGTAGGAGTTGCGCCTGTCTCCAACTTCGGCATAGTCACCCAAGCCTTACTGCCTTGCAGACAACGGATACGGACGTAGTTAGGCGTACCTGTGCCCTCAGACCTCCAGTGCACCCAATAACGCTTCCAGTCGCTTGTGATATTGAATCTACGTGCACCATCGTTGCTGGTCTCCGTTGTGGCGCTTTCGCTGTCTTCGGCGAATATGCTTAGATTAGAACCACTCCACATGTATGCGTCGATGCTGCCACTACCTTTTGCCATAAACGAGAACATATAGTCCTCATCTTTTTTGATGATGGTATTAACGCTCCATTGCGCCATCTCAATGTATTTGGAAGCAGCGTTGGCATATATTACCGAGCATCCGTTGTTGTACGACTCGTTAGTTACCACTGACGCGTCCATTCGTGTCAGATTGCCGGCTTTGGCAAACGTGCGTGTGTTGTCAAGTAGGTTGCCGCCTATATAGTTATAGTCATCAGGCGACAGACCCCAGCTGACATAATCCTTTGCGTCGCCCTCTATGAGTATGGGGTGTGCAAAGCAGACCTGCTGATTCGCTGTTGAGCTGTTGCTCTTAATACACCATACCGCAACCCATTCATACGCGGCATTGGCGGGGACGGTGAACGAACGCTGATAAAGATGCCAACCCTCCGCGGATTGTATTTTTTCAACACCAAGATTTGCGCTACCCGCAGGACCGGCATATCCCGCAGGATGAGAACCGTCTGTGGCGGATTTTTCCCATCGTATCTCACACAAAACATCAGCAGAACCGGATAGAACACGCGCCATAAACGTCAGCGTATATCGTTTGCCTTTCGTGACGTGTATGTTGCGCGAGTAACCACCGCCCCAACAGAGACCTCCTGCCTGTGGTTTGTCCGCCAAGGCTATATTTGTACCTTCAAACTTCTGACTGCAAAGAATCTTTGCCTTCATAAAGCCGCATCCCTCATTCTGCTTGCGGAAGGCAGAACCGGGAAGAAGGTTGCGTCGCTCGACGACGGCAGTGCTCACCTTCAGCGATATTTCACGGGCCGTCTGCTCAATGGTCGAGGTGTATTTCGTCAGCTCTCCCTGTGTCTTGATAGGGATGCCGTTTACGTCCGTCTCCACAGTGCCAACACGGTTCGTCAGCTCCGTATAGTCCGTCCGCAGCTTCTTGTTGTCAGCCGATATAGCGCCCGTAAACTTCGCCACGTTCACCATAAAGGGTATCTGCTGAGAGTACAGCGTACCTCCGATAGTCATATACACGATAACGTATCCGCTCGTCACACTCACACCGAGCGTACTGTCTTTGTTTATCGAAGCCCCCGATATCGTCACGCCTATGCCGTCCTCCTGCTTTGTCAGCGTCGGTTTTCCGCATCCTATGTTGCTGTTGCTTGGGAAAAGATTTCTCACCTCCGATGTGATGTTCTTACCGGAACGCATCACTTGTATGGTGGCAGTCTTGCTGACACTTGCCGATACCACGCCGTTCTCGTCTGTATCAAACACAAGAGGAGCGTTCTTGACGATAAACTCCACCGCGTCCTTGCCGTTTGCTCCGGGGTCTCCCTTGTCGCCGTCCTTGCCCTTGTAGGCTATGGCGTATGACACCGTCGTATGCTCTCCCTCCGAGTCCTTGTAGGTCACCGTTGTCCTCGTCCAGAGATAGGGCTTCGCGTCGGTGGCGGCGATGATGGCCGACTGCCATTCCGTAGGTGTCACCGTAGCGCTGTCAGATATGGCGTACGTCACGCTCATGCTTGATATCACCACACCCTCTCCCTTCACGCTGCCTATGTCCAGCCAGTACGTGCCCGTATTCGTCCAGAGTATTTCGCCTATCTTGTATGAGTCGCCGTCGTTTGAGTCACACACGATATACTTGCCGTTCTTCCACTGCACCACGCAGGGACGCTTGCTGCCACCTTCCATGCCCGTAGTATCGTCAACGAGATAAAGGCCATCCTCGGTGGGTGTTATCTTCTGAAGGTCAGCATAGTTCTTGGCATGGGCAAGAGCGTAGCCGAGCACCTTAAAGCTTGTGCCCGTATCGCCTTTCGCGCCGTCGGAAAGAATCGGAAGTGTCAGCGTTACGGTAGTGTTGTCCGCCTTGACAGTTGCCCGTACCGTCACCGAAGCGAGGAGGAAGAAGCTCACGCCGATGTCGGACAGGCGGTTTATCGCCACGCCGCTCTTGCTTGCGCCGTCCGTGGTAGTGTAGTCCGCCGTCAGCACATAGCCGTCCTTCATGTCCTCAGTCACGTTGCCCGTGCGCTTGCGAAGCGTGAAGGTAATGTCGTTCGGCGTCGCCGTCTGTGAGTTCGGCTTGCGGATGATATATTCCGAGGATGGTACAAGGTCGTACGTCACCGTCACAGGGTCGATTACCTTTTCAGGGTCGTCGTCGGTGAAGAACTTGAAGTTCTTGGCGTTCTTGAGCACAAGAAGAGGAGAGTCTAATGAGGTCAGCGTCTTCCACTGATACGGATTCACCGTGTCTCCCGTCTTGTAAGGCGCACCCATAGCGTGATACATTGACAATGCCGGAGCATTTCCGTTGTCGCTTCCGTCCTCCGTAGATGTCGTTAGCTTTATAAGGTTTCCGAAGCGGTTCCACTGAATCTGGTCTCCTGCCTGCACTATCACGTCGTAGGGCTGCGGCACGTCAGGCTCCCCACCGTCTGTGGCTGGCTCGTAGCCGAAGAACATGCGGTTTGCTATGACGTTGTTGCCGTCGTCAGTAGTCTTGCCCTCCTGCTCCTCGAACACCGCCGCCAAGCTCTGCTTCTCGCCCATTGTGGTCACCGGTATCATCACATCGCCGAACACTAACGCCTTGCCGTCAGCGCCTATCACCTTTTGTGATGTCACCGGCACGCAAGCCTCGCTACCCATGAACGTCCTTTTGTTTGACAGTATCACGTAGTCATACAGTTTGCCGTCCTCCAACGTCTCCTGCCCCGTGCCCACCACAAGACGCCAGTAATATCTGTTAGCAAGATTTTCTGATTCTCCTGCCTTCACGTTAAAGGTCTGGCACAGTGCCATCATGCCCACGTGCCACCAGTTAGCCGTTCGTGTCGTGCCGTCATCAGCAGCAGCATAGCATTTGTAGCCGACAGTCACTCCTGCATCATCCAGTACGTGAGCCACCTTCATTATCGTGCTGCCAGCGTTTGAGAAGAGTGTCGTGCCGCCCGAATAACTCACCTTTCTTATCTCAGCGCTTGCTGCGAAGAACTTCGTGCGTGTCGTCAGGTAGTCAATGTAGAGGTGGCTCTTGCCGTCCTTCCCCATATAGAGGTCAAAGCCCTTGCCGCCCACGATGGTTCGGTCCTCGTCAGTAGCCTCAGCGTTGCGCACGCTCTCCACCACACAGCTGCTCAGCGTGGCAGCCCCTTCGCCCGTCACGCCATATCCGTCCCCAGTCCTGCCGATTGTCAGACCGCGAAGGAAGCGGATAACGTCCTGTGCAGTGTCAGGATCTGTCTTTGAGAGGAAGTATTTCGCTCCCCTGCTGCGTATCAGACCTTCTATCTGCGCCGACGAGAGACCCGACTTCACGCTCATCGTGACCGTGTCTATGGCGTCCTGCATCTTTTGCAGCGCTCCCACGTCCTTGTCTTCCTTGATGGTCACATCGTAAGTGGGGATGCTGCCAAGCTCCTCACGGATGATGAGTCTCTCTATGACGCCGCTCTTGTCTATCTTCAGGTCTGTGTCGCTGAAGTGCAGCAGACTGCCTGCCTTGAGGGTTTCGTAAAGGCTCGCCGTCTTGCCGGTGGTGTCTGCCTTCGCCTTGTCATGCTGATACGCCATGAATATCTCGTCCACCTTCGGCTCGAACACGTATCTTGTATAGTCGTTCTTGTCCAGCCATGCGAGGGCGTATTTCAGGAGTTTTGCCGATGCCGCCTCCACGTAAGAGTCGGGCATTTCTATGCCGGTCAGCACGAAGTGGTCTCCGCTTTCTATCTGGAAGTCCTTGTTCGGGAAGTACAGCTCTAAGGCGTCGTCCTTCACACGGTCAAGGGTCAGCTTCCATACGCCGTTCTCCTTCACTGATCCGTTCACCTTAAACTCCCTGCCGCCACACTTGCCGTCCTTCATGCTGATTGTGAAGTCCTCCTTCTTCAGCATGTTTATGTCGAAGTTTATCTTCGGGGAAAGCGTTACCGAGAAGGGAGGCGCGGTCTGTCCGTCCTTGAAGATGCCGTTGTCTTTGATAGCAGAACCGCTGTTCAGTTCGTCTATGCGCTGTCCGTCAACCGTCATCTCTTCGATGGTCGGATATATCTCGATGATGCCTTCCTTCTTGTTCTCCGTGTCAAACATCACGCTGCCGTTTCTCACGCCAAGCTCCTTGATGTTCACCGAGTCCACGTAGGGACGGTTCTTCAGTTCGGAAAGAAGGTGTTCCTTGCCGCTCGGGTTTATCCAAGCCTTCTCTTCCTCGGTAGCCTGCGTGTCCCACCATTCCTTTACGGACATCTTTGGGAAACCCGGCAGCATCAGCCTTGTCACTGCCATGTGGGACGGCATCTGGTCCGTATTGGCTATCATGTTCTTCGAGGGGAAGCTCTGCTTGTTCACGCCTTGAAGGAAGTACACCTTTCTTTCTTTCATCACTGCGGTGTAGAAGTCTTCCACGTTCTTTACCGTCATTCCGTACTCGTCGTTTGACGAGTTCAGGATTATCGTGACTGTCCCCTCGCCCTCCTTTCGTGCTGACGACACGGCATAGCCTCTGCCTTCTATGTCGCCCGACTTTACCGTCACGTTATATTCTCGGCTCTCCGCTGTCGATCCGTCTCTCACTGACGTGAAGTAGCTGCCCGCTGCTGCCCAGCTAAGGCTCGGGATGGTCACATGCAGGACGGTGTTCGTCGAGGAGGCAAGATGACTTATCTTCGATGTTTCTCCGAACACGTCCACGCACAGATTGGCATAATAGTGTGTCGGAAGGTTCTTCTCACTTCCGTAGGCACGCAGACGGGTGGTCACGGCTTGGCTGTCATCAGCGGTCTGTGTTATCTCGTACAGACCCCTGCGCTTGCCGTATACAAATTCGTACGGAACCTCCAGTCCCGTCGTGTCCACGAAGACGTTGCGTCCTCTCACCACGAAGTTGATGTCCCATTTCGAGTTCACTAATGCGAGGGCGTTCCAGCAGTTCTGGTTGTCGATGGTCAGAGCGGCGGAGTCTATGATGGTCTCAGTAGTGCCCTTGCCGTACATCTCCTCCCATACGGTTCCGTCACAGCCTCGTTGCAGACTGCGCTCCTTGTTTCGTGAGTACAGCGCCCAGAGTCCTGCGCCCATCTGCTCGTCCATGTTCGCCTGTATGCGGTCCAGGAGGTCGTCCACGGTCTGCACGTAGAAGCCGAATTTTGGAAGGGCTGTGTAGGGTATCGTCTGCTCTTCCGTGTTCTCCATTCCCAATACCACGTCTAAGAACTGCGCTCTTACAAGCTCGTCCTGCAAGGCGTTCAGCTTCACGTTCTCGTATCTGAAAGCGCCTCTGTCACTGCCTGCTCTTGCTGTCTTCGCCTTGCCGGGGTCGTAGTTCAGCTCATAGCGCTCGCCACGGTATACGATGTAGTCGCCGATGGAGAAGTTTATGGGGTACGCGCTTTCGATGGTGGTCTGCACGAAGCAGTCCTCCATCCAGCCGTCCGTCATCTCCACGGCGCTAAGCTCCACGGCATTGCCTTCCATGTCGTTCAGAAGACTTCCGTCTTTATGGTACACTCGTATACGCTCTTTCATATCGTAAGGGTTATGTCGGTGACAGGATCGTTCACCTTGAATGTTATCTTTATTATCAGCAAGTCGCCGTTCGCGTCTCTTACAAGCGTAGCATCTTCGCCGATACTCACGAAGCGCACGTTCTGCCTGCCTATCTTTGTGTAGTCGCAGTACAGCTTCATCGTGCCGTCGCGCAGATAGTCGAGGAAGGCTTTCAGGTTCTTGTTCGCCGTGTCCTTGTCACCCTTCATGCCGAACTTCACGCTCATCTCATAGGCGCTCATCTTCAGGCCTTCGGCGGGTATGTATTCGTCGTCGCCGTCCTCGTCCTTCCATTCGCGCTTCGAAGGCTCTTTTGCCTTGGTCGCCATCATGAAGGGAATGTCCATGCAGTACATGCCGAACGCCGAAATGGTGTCCGTTACGGCAGCTCCTGCCGTCTCTCTTTGCATCAACACTTTATAATATTGCATACTGCTCTATTTTAGTCCCAAAATTAGTAAAAATATTGCATAAATATACACTATGATGTGAATATTTATGCAATATCCGATATTTTTTTTATTCTTTCTTCTTCTCACGTACCGTCACGTCGCCTGCCGCCAGCCTCACCTCACCGCCGTATCTGTATACGAACACCTTGGCGTGACCTTCCGTCTCGGCATACACCTCTCCCGCGTCCCTCAGCGTCACGAACACCCGTGCGTAGCCGGTCGCCTTCACTCTGAGCACGCTCCCATGACGGACGTACACCTCGCCCGCGCCCGTCCCGTCGAACGTCGCGTCGCATACGCATTCTCCGTTGAGGATGGTCATCGGGGCGTTCGTCACGCTGACGTTCTCGTCCGCCCATACGCCGTGGTTGTGTATCACGTCGCCGAACTGACGCTTTATGGTCTTCACGTCGGGCCAGTCGTGGTCTATGCAGAAGTCTATACCGCGCACGAACTTCCTCACCATCTCGTCCTTCGAGGTGTTGTCCTCCCATTCGTTTGTCCACTGCTGGCAGAGGCCCAGTCCCATAGCCTCTGCCTTCATCTTGTCGGATAACTGTCTTTCTTTCATGTGGTTTCCTTTCTTATTTCACGTAAATCTTTGATGAGCCGTTGCTTACCTTGCGGGTCCAAGTCACTATCTTGTCTATGCGGTCGTTACGCACCTGGGCGAGCGTCACGAGTTGGTTCATGGCTGCAAGCTGACTCTTCTGTATCTCGCTCATCGCAGGGAGGAGCGACACATTCGTGGCTATTGCCTTGATATTCTCGCGGTTCACGCTCACATCCAGGCGGATGGCGTTCAGATATGCGGCAAGGAGGTCGGCGGTCTCTTCCGTCACACCCTTTATGGTGTTCGTGGTCGATGAACTGCCGCTCTCGGAGAAATCCCAGCCTCTGCGCTTCAGCTCCTCAAGGACAGCGGTGATGTTCGCCACGCTGTTCTCACCGGCTGAGTAGAGGTCGGAGGCGAGCTGTGTCACGTCATACTCGTCCAGTCTGCCCTTCTTCTCTATCTGCTGTGTCAGGAAGTCGAGGGGTTTCTGAAGGGCCTGCTCCATTATCTTCTGCGAGATAATGTTCTTCGTGAGGTCCTTCACCATTTCCTTCGCCTTTTTCTTGTAGGCGTCGATGGCGTCCTCGCCCTTTTCCCAGGCGCTCACCACGGCGTCTGTCAGTTGGCTTGCCCAGCTCTTCATGTCCACGCCGTACAGCTCCTTGAGGAAGTTCTTGGCGGCGTTCTTTATAGAGCGCTCCATCTCCTCTATCTGTTGGTCGTAGTCGGCCAGCTTGTCCTTGTCAGTCTTCTTCTTGGCGTCCTCGTTGGCACGCTGACGCTGTAGCTGGTCTCGCTGTGCCATCAGGCCCGTCAACTCTGCCTGATAGGCGCTCGTCGGGTCAGCAAGGCTCTTCTGTGCAGCCTCGTACGTCTCCTTGCTGTAGGCGCTCGGATTGATGCCGGCGATGCGCATGATGTTGCTCTTCTCGCCATTCTCGTAGCTGCTGACTATCTTGTTCATCTTCGCCGTCGTCTTCGCGTCCATACGGTAGTTGTAGATGCCGCCCAAGCTGTCCTCGATGGCGTTCTTGATGGTGGTCTGCATGTTTTCGAGGGCTTTCAGCTCGCGCTCTGCCAGCTTTATCTGACGCTCCTTCTTAGCGTCATGGGCCTTGGCGAAGGCGGTTATCGGGCCAGTTATGATGCTTGCCACACCGCTCACTGCGCCGCCGATGTCACCGCTCGTCACGGCTTTGAAGGTTTTCGAGATGCCGCCCGTGATAGAGGTCAGCGACGACATCGCTGCCTGTGCGTCCTGCCATCCGTCACTCTCGGTGTCTATGCCGAGAGCGTCTGCCATGTCCTTGACTTGGTTGAAGGCGTCGCTTATACCGTTAGCGATATTGGCTATCTCGCTGAGGGCGCTGCCGATGTTCTCGAAGCGCTTCTTCAGCGTCATGCCTTCTCCTACCAGCTTCTTGCCGGTTCTGATAAGGTCTTCACCGGTCACCTTGAGCTTCAGCCCTTCCGCCACAAGGCCGATGTCACCCTTTATCCTGCCCTCGCGGATCTTCTCCTCGCCAGCCGCCACGCTGGTCGCGCCCATTGAGATTTTCGCGTTACCTTCTTCTGTCTTACGCTCGGCTATGCCGACGATGCCGCCGTTGAAGAAGCCTTTTCTGCGCTCGCTCAGCTTGCGCAGCTGCTCGTCTATCTGCTGTATCTGCTTTGCATACTCTCTTGCGTCGATGCTGCCGTCTCTCAGGGCTGTGTTAAGATACTGACGTATCTCTGCCGCTACTTCACGCGCCTTCACTTCGCCCATCTCGGTTATCGCACCGAAGAAGTTCAGGTAGTCCTGGCTCTGCTTGAACTGAGCGTCCATTACCTGTCCTTTCTCCTTGTCACGCATCTGACGGAAACGCTCGGCGGTGGAGGTGTCACCGCGTCTGTCCGCCTGCTTTATGCGCTCGTCCCACTTCGCGTCCACGGCAATCAGCTTCTCCTCCCAAGTCGCAGTCTCCTTGATGGCGTCAGCGGCCTTTTCAAGGTAACCCGTATAGTTGTTTCTGACGAGGTCGGTTATCTTCTTCCACAGGTTATAGGCGTCGGTGTTGTCCTCCAATGCCTTCTTGGCTGTGGCGTCGGTAGCGTCCAGCAGGCCGTCTATCTTCCTGCCGGTCATCTCCTCGAACATCTGGGCCATACCGCGGGTCTGGTCGTCCCACATCATGCCGTCTCTGAAGGCGAGTGAGGCGAAGTTCTCGTCTCCTGTCTTCTCCATCAGTGCCTTATGGAGGTCTGCCTGGCGGATGCCTCTCTCTAATATCTCCGCGAAGTCAGCAGCCAGTCGGTCTGCCTCGGGTTTCAGCATCTCGGAGTATTTCCATTCGCTTCTCTCCCTATGCAGCGCGGTAATGGCTTTCTTTCTCTCCGGGGTGGTAGCCTTCAGCGCCTTCTCTAACTTCTCCAGACTCTCTAAATACTTGTCGAAGCTAAGGTCGCCCACCTCAGGAAACAGCCCTCTGACCATATCGTCAGCCTTCTTGGCTCCCCAGTTGGGAAGCCCCTTATACTTCTGATACATCTGACGGGCAGACTTAAACGCATTAAGACGCTCCTCCCAAGCCTTCAGCTCCTTATCCTCATTGTTACCCTTGCCCTTCGGCACCTTGTTGCTCTTCTTGTACTTGGGAACATAGACATAACCAAGTCCTAAGTAGGCGGCTTCCTTGAGGTCTTCGTATTTCTTCTTGAGTGCCAGTCTCGTTGCCTCGTCGCCCCTGCCATTCTTCTTGGCATTGTCCTCTGCCGTTAGCATGTTAACAAGCTTATCCAGTTCGGCATCCACGTTATTGCGGGCGGTGTACATATCGTTCACTCCCTTCAGCAAAGGTTTAAGCACTTGGAATTTCTCACCATTCTCCTTCCATTGCGTAATATTTGAGCCGAGCACATTATTATATATGCGTCCGGTGAACGGGTCGAAGTTGTCTATCATTCCCGTATCATACACGAGCTGGATCTTCGCTTCAAAGGACGAGTTGGCAAGGAGGCGTTGCAGCTCCGTCTCCCATTTCGGATAGGCGATGCTAAGCTCGCTGACGGCGCCTCGCATAAGGTTCTCCACTTTACGCTTGCTTTCCGCGTCCAGTTCCTTGTGCCCACGGATTCTGTCCGCTATCTCGGGGAAGGCAGAGTCCACCATGTTTATGAGCTTGCTTGCGAAGGCTTGTTCCATGTCTTTGTCCTCCAGGCCAAGCGCACGGTTCAGAGCCGAACGTATCTGCATGGTGGCTTCCTCGCTCGCGCCCTTCAGCGCAAGAAAGTTCTTCAGCATCGTCTGCATCGCCTGTTGTTCCTGCGTACTGTTGACGATATTCGGAAATTCTTTCTTGTACCTTGCTGCAAGCTGACCGATAAACTTGTCAAACTCTTTCTCTGCATCTTCGTAAAGACCCATTTCTGCCTCGTCCACGCCTCCCTTTCCGAAGATGGATGAACGCTTTACGAGTGTTTCGGCTGCTTTTACGGCACTCTCGGTCTTATCGCGAAGATCCTCATAGAGGTCCGTATTCTCCGACTTCTCCTGGGCCACCTTATTTGCTTCTTTCAAAAGCTTCAACTGCTCCTCAAGGTATTTCAGACGCTCCTTGTGGCTTTCTATCTCCGCAGCCTTCATTTCAAAGGCGTTGGCGCTTTCAGGGGCTATCTCTCTGATTTTGTCCTTGTAAGATTCTATGGCATTGTCTATTTCCTTTTCGTTGTCGCCGCGCACTATCTTGCCCACGTTGTTGTCGCGCATAAAGTCGTCAATCTGCTTTATGCGGTCCTTCATTTCGTCCATAGTCTGCTGCATATCCTGCTTTAGTTCTTGCGACTTCGATATAAGGTAGCTTATGCCAAATGTCACGCCGGATATGATAAGCCCCGGCAGACCGCCTATCGCGGACCACAGGGAAGCACCCAATGCCTTTGCGCCCATTCCTATTACTCGGAATGACGCCAATGCGGAGGTCGTAAAACTGCCCCACATGTTCCTCATCGCGCCCATAGGATTCGCCATCATGCCAGCCATCATCATCCTCAACTGGACAAGCAGACGTCTGGCTCTCATGCCAAATGTGTTAATGCCCGTCTGCTGCTTCAGAAGAGCCGAATAGGTCAGATATTGCTGCTGTGTTATCTTGCCTGCAATGCGCAGACGCGCCAGCTCCGACTGGTTGAGCTGCTTTGACATCATCAGACTACGGAGGTCTGCTCCCGTTATCTTGTTCTTGGTAGACAGAATGTTACGTTCTATCTGTGTCAGATTCTCGCCTCGAAGCTGTTTCTCCATCGCGCTCTTGGCCAGTCCACCCTTGGTGGAGAGTAAGCTCGAGGCAGTATTGCCCATCAGCGCCCTACGCATGGCGTAGCCTGCTACGACAGCACCGACCGGCAGGGCAAGGGTGTGAAGCGCCTGCACGAGGGCGGTTGCGCCGTCAAGGGCGGTCTTGAAGAAGCTGCCCACAAGGTTGTTGCCGCTCGCAAACTCAGACAGCATGATTTCCCATGCGTCCTTCAGCTTGTTATAACGGCCAAGTAGAGTCTCACTGAGCACCTGCTGCATGTTGTAGAACTGACCGCCCGCATCGGTCATCTCCCAGAACACGTTCTTCACATCCTCGAAGTCCACACCGCGGTTCGAGATACGGCTCTTCACCTCACTCGTGCTGACCTTCTGACCTTCCTTCTTGGTGTAGTATTCGCTCAACTTCTGAAGAATAGGAATGCCCGCATACGATATCTGCCTCAACTCCTTGCCGTCAAGCCATCCACGCGAACGCACCTGACCGAACGCCAATGCTATGCGCTCGAAGCTCACGCCCAATCCTGAGGCCATATCCGCCAGTCGTTTTGTGGTATCGTAAAGCTCGTCATACTCCACACCGTATGCGGCCAACTGCTTCACGTCTTTGTTCAGCTCGGAGAAGGTGAACGGAGAGTTCAGTGCCAGCTCTTTCGTCTGATTGAAAAGCACATTGGCATTCTGTACGTCACCGATGATACTTTGGAGCGCAATGTGCTGCTTCTCAATCTCACCACCAGCCTGGATTATACTCATCGCAAACTGCTGAGCGCCATAAACCAGACCGCCCTGCAAGAACAGCGACTTCAGATCCTGCAACGTAGAGTTCATCCCTAAAGAATGGTTCTTGGCTTGCTCAAAAGCCTTGGCCAAGTCACCCCTCACCTTAGCAGCTGTCCGCGCCACCTCCTGCTGGTGTGCCCGCTCCAGCTCAATGCTCTTCTCCTTCTCGCGGTTCGTCTTCTCCTGCGCAGCGTTTATCGCTCTTTGGTCTTGCAGCACTCGTCCAGCCAGCGTCGTGTCATGTCCCGAGCCTGTGTTTCCCAAACGTCCAAGAGCGTTAAAGTCTCCCGATGCAAGTCTGTCTTTGAGCGTCATAAGGTAGCGCATAATGCCGATAAGACGGTGTATCTCCGCCTCTGCCTTGCTCACATCCGCGCCCAAAGCCACACCACGGCTAAACTCACGTCTCAACGCCCGTACCTTATTCCCAAGCGAGTCATAACGAGCTTCCGCTGCCTTTATCTCAGATAATCTCTGCTTGTTGTCGCGCTCTTCCTGTCTCCTTTGCTCGCGTTTCGCGGCTATAGCCTTGTTCACACTCTCCGCCGCATATCGGTTCGCCTCCCTCTCTGCTGCCGCCGCTCTCTCTGCCTCTCTCTGACGGGCCTGTATCCTCCGCTGCACAGCAGCCTCCACAATAGCCACATTTCGCTTCTCAGCAGCCTCCGCCTCCTTGTTCGTAGCTATCGTCTTGCCCTTCTCCTTACCATACTCATGCTCGGCATTTGCCGCAATCTTCATTGTCTTGGCTATATCCGAGAACAAGTTCTCCATATAAGCCTTGTCCGTAAGTCTGTGACTATTGTCTCCAAATAGTCTGTACGCCTCTTGGAGTCTACGTTTCAGCTCATAAAAGTTTTCTGGCAGCATGTCTGTCTTATAGCCCATCTTCTTGCCCTCATCCATCAGACGCTGCAAATCTCTCATCTTCGTTTCAAGATTTGAGATGGCTGTCCAAGCTCTGTCAGCACCGTTGGCAAACACAGACAGCGGATTTTCTTTGGAGAACGAACTAAGCAAGCTCCGAATCTCGCGCATTGTACCGCCCAAAGCCTTAGGCATATTACCCAAAACCATCAATCCGTCTACGCCCTTTTCGCTAACGATTTTTCTTAGGGTGCCATAAAACTCGTCAAGAAGGGCCTTGCCTCTTTCGAGTTCCTTGGTATTCACGTTTGGCTGCTTTGCCCCCGTCGCATTAAGTTCGTCTTTTTTAAAGCGAATCTGCTGTATGATGTCAAGATATATTTGAGCGTTCTTGATTTTTGCTTCCAGTGATTTTACTTCACTGTAATCCGGGCCTTTTTTACCCGGATTGGCCTCGGCGTTGCTCTTAAGGTGTTTTAGTTTTGCTTCGAGTTCCAATAGCTCTTGTGAGTATCTTGCCGTCTTTTTCGCAAGTTCATCAAGCGACATTCCCGCAGCATTTCCGCCTACAATTTTGTTCAGAACTTCGTTAACGTCGCGAGACGCTTTACTGGCGGCGGCGCTTAATCCGCTTAGCGACTTTTTCTGCTCCTCGACTTTTTCTGTGACCCTCGTCGCATCGCTGAGCGTCTTCTCAAGCCCCTTGTCCGCAACGAACGGCTGTCCCTTCGGCGCCACCGCAGCCTTCCTATCCGCTTCATTCTTCTTCTCCTGAGCGGCAGTAGCATTGTTCAGCGCCGTCTCCTCCCTTTTTAGAGCCTCCGTCTTCTCTCTGCTCGCATCAGCGCTTCGTCTCGTCCGCTCTTCGTTTTGCTTCTCCGTAGAAGCTTTCTTCTCCGATGAAGCAAGCTGTTTCTCTTCTTCCTCACGGAGCGTACCATAAGCCTTATATAATTTATTGATTTGCTTCTCAAGTCCAGCTGCCCAATTAAGTCCATTTGGGTCAAAACCTCCCTTATGAAAGAAATCCATACCTTCCTTCATAAGTCTTCCGATTTCCTTTTGAATATCTTGAAGACCGGCTTTCGCCTTGTCGGTTTTAAAGAGATTATCAAAAAAGAAATCCATCTCGTCCCTTATCTTCCATACGCCCTTTATTGTCTCCAAGGCGCCTAACGCATTACCATGCATCTTATCGCCAGACACTGAAAGACCACGAGTATACAGCTTGCTTAAAGCATCATATATTTTCTCAATGATTCCATAATACTCATTGAGGGCTTTCTTGTCGGAGGGCATAACCAGAGCACCGAAACCGCCTCTCATACTCCGTATAGCCTCAAATACCGCCTGCAACTCCTTCGCCTCTTTTGTCGAGTCACCGACAGCCTTCTTCAGTTTGTCCAGGAAAGCCACATTCTTTCCCGCAGGATTCTCCTCGGCAAGCTTCCTCAAGCTCTCCTGCGCCTTTTTGGTCTTTGCGTCTACACCGGTCATGCCGTCTGCTATCCTATTCAGCTCCTTTGACACAGCGTCCCTGATCCCAAGACTCAACCACAAACTACCAATATTTCCGTCTGCCATAACATCCTTACATTATCCTATTCTAAAAAAACAATCCTTCTCACTCTCCTCATAACGGCGCCAGCCCCCAAAAAAAGCGAGGAGCAGCAGCCACTTTCAGCCCACTGCTCCTCGCCCCCATTCCTGTCCTTAGCCCTTCCTACGCTGCCGCAGCCGCCTTTGTAAGCCAAGCAACGCTCTTCAAACCAGCGCCCTCAACAGAACCGCTAAACTTGAATGCAACAGGCTTGGTTCCTGTCTCATCCCACTGCATAGTTGCATAGAGCGAGAGGTTTGTGATGACCATCAGGTTCTCCTTTGTCTCATCTACGATACAGATAGTACCGGTCATCTTAAACTTCTTTGTCTCCAATGCAGTACCGGTATAACCCGTTGTAACGTCAAGAGCTGCATCGCCAGAACCCTTGATGGTAAACTTGGTGATTTCGCTGACAGCGTCATCGCCGAACATTGCAGAGAGCAAGTCCTTGGCTTTGGAAGGAACAACCAACTCTACGTTAAAGTCACCAAGCTCTGCGGTGGTCGCCCAATCGCCGCCAAGACCGATTACCTTATAGTGATTGACAGTCGGGTCTTCCATCGTTGCCTTCAGTGAGTCAACCTCCACGGGAAGCTCCAACTCCGGGGTAAAATCGATTGTCCCCTTCGACAGGTCTATCAGACTCTTTGAGTACAAGATAGACTTAGGACCTACAAATCGGTCTTTAAGCTCAAGAATTTTCTTCATTGCCATAATCCTTAATTTTTTTTAAATAGTAAATTATCCCAAAAACATTCATTCTCATAATATCCAGCCGGCAAGCAGCCTATCATAAGCTTCTCACCTCGTCCTCAGCATCCCCTGCACTATCGTCACCGCAAAACCGTCACCGTCGTCCGTTTGCAGCGTAACGCGCGGTTTCATTACGATGATGTTGTCCGTCGAGATCGGAAACTTTTTCATTACCGCACTGACCTTCTCGGACACCGCAGACACGTCAAACGCCCCAGGATTCTTTGCCGACACCTTGTTCCTCACATATATCTCTATCTGAGCCGTAGTGGTATAGTCATTGAACGTCCCCTCACTGTTCATCTCATTGTTAAGAATCACAGAAGGAAATACCACCACGATATAGCAGTCTGGCCTGTCACTCACAGCCTTAGGACGGTCATGGGCATAAACCCTGTCGCAAACACCCTTAACGGCATTACCGACATCATAGTACATATCTTTAATGTTCATGCCTTACGTATATTTTGTGAACTTCGATACGGATTTTACGTTATCCACAACCTTCACCCTTATGGCGCAGTTCGCAATGGCTATAGCCATATCATCCCTTGCTGCACTCATCATGTTGTGTATGTGGTTCAGGGCGTCATACTGGGCATATTCCACAGGGCAGATACACAACATCTGCCATCTCGCACGGCTCTTGGGAGTCATGGAATGTATTCTCGCCCTTCCTAACGTCGGACCATACTGACCTCCGTGTCCTTCAGTTCCGACATATCTGCCAAGTGAGTCGGCGTCAGAGCCGTCATAGTATTTGTCGAGAGGATAAGCCTGCCCCTTTCTCAGCGTACGCATCGTCGGGTTCTTGCCCTCGGTAGTGACAATGTCTATGAGTTCGCGGTCTTCGTATATGCCTATGGTAAAGGAACGATACGCGTTACCCGTAATATTCCTCATACCAGCCGCCTGCATATAGTCCTCAACACTCGCACAAATCTCACGTGCCGCCCGATGCAGCAGGTCCTTCATGGTTTTGCTCGCTATAATCATAAGCTTAGAACTTACAGTAGCTCTGAATTGCTCACCCAAAGAATCTCTCTTAGCCATACAATCCTCCTCCTTTTTCCTTCCTTCAAACGGCGCAAGCCTCCAGAATAGCCTATAGCCGCTATAGCCGCCTATCATAAGCTATCCATGCCCTTTCACACCCTCCTCAGACTCCAGTACACCACGGTCCTGTTATTGTCACCTTCGCAGTCCTTCACCATGCCTTCCTCGCTATGGTTCCCGACCCTCACTCTTATCGTGTCGCCGTCAAGAGGAAAGCCACCCTCCTTCCAGTCGTCGAACCTCATTGGTATCGAAGCCTTTCTCTTGTTCTCGTCCACGTTCTTGTCACCGGTCGTCGTTGTGTCCGTAAAGCTCCTGCCTTTACCGTCGTAGAGCACCACCTCCTCGTCGTTCACGGGAGCGTCGTCGTCAGCGAACGGATTGTCCTCGTCGCCCTTTCCAGGCACAAGCCTCACTATCGTGATCCTGTGAGGATAGCGTGGGTTGTTGATGATTCCTGTCTCCATGATGCTGCGTTATCTGATTATGTGAGGAACAGGCATCCCGCATCCGTCACGGGACGCACGCTTCACGCCGTGAGAAGTCATACGGAAGGTCGATTTGCGCTTGAACACCGAACTCTTGTCCAGCTCCTCGTAGATGGCGTTAGCCTCCGCCTTCAAGGCAGCGATGTCCGCCGAGGATAGTTCATATCCTCCCTCCGTATGACTCCAGTTATTGTCGGCATCAGAGGTATTGTTCACCTTGCTCGCACCAAGGACATACCATTTCAGCATGTCGGCATAAGCCAGCCGAACCTTATCCTTTTCGCAGGAAAGATATTCCATACCGCCGTCCAGCTCCCTGTCCACTAAGATGGACAGCAGAGCCGCACGGGGTATACCGAACCTCACCTTGTTGATAAGGTAGTCAGCCACCGAAAGAAAACCATTCTCCGAAGCCATAATCATTCTCTCAAGTTACGTTAAACCTTCTAACCTTTCTTTGTGATGTCGATAATCCAACGATAAGGGAAGTCCAGCATCGCAGGAACCGAAGCCAAGAAAAGGTCTGTCTTAAACTCCTTGAACATACCGTTGGCGGTTGTCATGTTACGGAGCAGACCAAGACCGTCGTTGGTGGTAGCCCAAGCCACCTCCACGAGCTTGTTGCCAAGAGCCTCGAAGATGCGCTTGTCCTGAATCTCCTTGCGCATAAACTTGAAGCACTTGCCCGCAGGACGAAGCACCACAGTGCCGTTTGCCCAACCGTGAATCACCTCTACCGAACCGTCGAAGCGCATGTTCTGCTCCTGCTCGTCCACAATCTCGATAGTAGAGAGGCCATTGAGGTCCGTAACGGACTTCAGAAACATCTCGCGGTTCGGACCGTAGTTCTGCAAGTAAGCCACGTAGTTCGCTTTAGCCCAGCTCTGCCAAAGTTCGGCCACCTGCTTGTTCTTCAAGAACACGTTGTAGAAGTCGTCCTTGGTCATCTGCCATACAAGGGGGAAGTCCTTGTACTGAATATACTCCTTACGCCAGTCCTCCTCCATCTTGCGCATCTGCTCCAAGATGTCGCAGTTCGCGTCGTTCCAGGCAAGAGTGCCGGCCTTCTTGAAGTTCGTCTTCGGCACGTTAGCGTCGTAGAGAGGCTCCTGAATGCCGCGCGAAATCTTGTCGTAGTCTATCTGAGCCGTTGAAGCAGCACGAGCCGTCAGGAACGTCATGGTTGAGTCAAGGGAGTCTGTCAGGTCCTGAACCTTGTCCAAGTATGCGTCCACGACGTCAGCGTCGTTGCCGAACTCGTCCTGCAAGAGCTTCTGCTTGTGATAGCGCTCCATAGCGGTCTCACGGAAACCGTCTGCCGCAAAGTCGGGGATGGAAGCCGTATACCACTTGAAGCCTGTCTTGTCCTTCTGGTGACCCTCAGCCAACGGAGCACGAAGGCTCATAAGGGTGGCAGGGGTAAGGTCGCGGGAGCGGACCTTGAAGGTCGCATCACCATTACTGGTGGTAGGAGTGAGATTGGGGTCAATGTCACCCTGGGTCTTATACCAGCCGTAGTTGCAGCGGAGAACACCCTCCTTGTTCAGAAACTTCTGAAGGTACTCGTTGTTACCGCGACCGGAGAAGAACTTCGCAAGCTGCGCAATGCCAATATCTATTTTTGCCATATCCTAAAACAATCTTTTTACGTTAAACGAATAGTGTTAAATGTGCCAGAACTCCGGGTACAGCGACTTGTTCATCGCCTTTACGGCAGGAGGAACGGGTCCCATACGGTCGAGCCACATCACGCAGTCTGGATTCAGCATGCAGAAGTTGATGTTGGTACGAGGCTGGTGAAATTTGTCGCCGCCAGCGTTGTAGTAGGGGAAGTCGTTGTCACAAGGAGCAAAGCAGTTCGGGTTTGTAACCATAGGCAAAACGGTTGCGCCTGCCTTCTCTGCCTCCACCAGTACTGTGCCCACGGTCAAAGCGCCGAGAGTCTCGCTGAGGGTCACCTTCCATACGTCGCCGGCTGTCGCGTCGGTGGTTGCCTCCACCGCGGTCACGGTCACGCCCTTCGCCTTGGTCGCGAAGTCCTTCTGAGCCACCATAAGGGTGTCGCCCACGAAGGGGATGTGCACGAAACCGTTGCGAACGATGTAGATGTCAACGTCTGTTGCTGCTCCAGTAGCCTTGCCCACCTCGTAGGTCTTCAGCACCTTGATGGTAGCGCCAGGACCGTCGTTGCCCTTGGTGAAGCCGAGATCATGCTCAATGAGGTCGCCCGCGTAAATCTTTGCGGGACCCTTGAACGGATTCACAAGCTTACCACCGATGGGCGGATGCACGAAGGCGTTCTTGATAAGTGCCTCAAGACCGGCAAACACGTATCGGGTGCCGCCTACCTCACCCTCTGTCTGGATGATGGTCGCACCGTGGTTAAGCATACCACGCGTAGCCATCTGGTCCATGTACGAAATTGAAGTGTTGTCCATAATCTTTTTACCTTGATTTTTTGTTGTTATCCTGTTACTTCTTGGCCGAGTCGTCATTGCTATCGCCGAAACGTTTCTTGCGACGGGCGGCTATCTCTTCCATAAACTTGTCATCGTCACCGCCTCCGCCAGGGCTGCTGGTGTGATTCTTGCTGGGGATGCCCTTCTCGCCGGTCGCTTCCTTGAAGTCGGCGGTATAGATTTTCTCGGCCTCGGACACCAGATCGTCGATGTCGGCATCTTTGTCTGGTATCTCTAATTTCGAAAGCGAGGTCTTCAAGAAGAAGCCGTTAAGCTCCAGTCCGGCCTTGTCGAACTTTTCCTTCAGTCCTGCCTTCACTGACTCGAGAGTCGCCTTCCTTGCGGCCTCCTTGTCACGTTCTGCGCTGGCTTTTTCCAAGGCTTCCACCTTGGCGAGCAACTTGGCGATTCTGTCGTCGTCTCCGCCGTCATCATCGTCATCGTCATTCTCCTTGGCGCGATTACGCTTACGCTTGCGCTCCTCCTCTTCCTTCTTCTTGCGCTCGGCTTCCTCTCTGCTCTTCTTCAGCTCGTCAGCTATGTTCTTGTGCAGATTCTTGTCCATGCGCTTGAGTCGGTTTGCCAACTTGGTAACGATTCTGTCATTCTCGTCATCATCGTCACCCATCTCACCAAGAACGTCATTAAGCTCGTCGTCAATGCTCTTCTTGCTGAGTGAGGTAAACTTAGAAGTGTCCTCCTTCTTGTTCACCAATTCCAATAGTTCCTCTATCGTCATTCTGATTTGTGTTTATGTAAAGCGAGTCCTTCACCTTACTAATTGCATAAATATACATTTTATATCGCAAAAATACGCATAAATATACATCTATCCAAGAAAAATCCATTATTTTTGCATAAGCATACATAAAATATTAAACAAAGCCCCATAAACGCCCCATTATCAACAGGATAACATGACAAAACTCTCACCATACCGCCTACGCGACGGCTCTCCTGTCTACACCCAGGAGTACATACAGTCTCTCCGAGACGCAGACAAACGCCACCCCGACCGGCTCAAAATCATAGACCAACGGGGAGGACAGGAACGCATGCTCGCCATCGACGCAGACATCAAAATCGTGGGAGGCTCAAGAGGTGGCTCAAAGTCCTTCTCATCCCTCATGGAAGCACTGAAGGACATCAAGAACCCAGACTTCCATGCCACGATACTACGAAAGAAGAAAGACGACCTTCAGTCCCTAATCTCCGATTCCTACAAGCTCTTCTCCCAGTTCGGCACATACAACAAGTCCCAGAACGACATGACGTGGAACTTCAACAGCGGAGGATGGCTCAAGTTCTCGTATTTCGAAGGAGCACTAAAGGATTTCGAGGAGCGTTTCCGAGGTCGTCAGTATGCCTATATCTGTGTCGATGAGGGTACACAGATACCGTTCAAGAAATTCAAGTTCCTCATAAAGACCAACCGTAACGCATCACAAATCCGAAACCGCTTCTGGATAACCTGTAACCCCGACCCCGAGTCATGGGTACGCAAGTTCATCGACTGGTGGGTGGACGAAGACGGCTACATCATACCGGAGCGTGACGGAGTCATACGCTACTGCTTCATGGACGGCGACGCACCCGACTCTATCTACTGGGGAGACACGCGCGAGGAGGTCTACGAGCAGTGCCGTGGCATCATCGACAAGCTCTGGAAGCCCAGCTACGAAGAACTTGGCTATTCCAAGCTCGAGATGTTCATCAAGTCAGCCACCTTCATACGTGCCGACGTGTCCGAAAACATCAAGCTCATCTCCACCGACGTGTCTTATCTCGCCAACCTTGCGCAGCAGGACGAGGAACAGCGAATGCGTGACCTCGAAGCCAACTGGAACTGGAAGGCGGCTGGAGACGACATGATAAAGATGGACGACCTCGAAGCCATCTTCGACAACGCCGAACAGACCGACGACGGCATCAGACGGGCTTCTGCCGACATCGCTTTCACGGGAGGTGACAATTTCGTGATGTGGCTATGGGAAGGATGGCACTGCAAGGACCTTATCGTGTCAAGAATCGACTCCAAGACACTCGTTTCTGTTGTCCAGGCAAGATTGCGTGAGTGGGGTGTTGAGGAATGTAACTTCACGTACGATATGCAGGGCATCGGACAGTACTTCAAGGGATTCTTCAAGGATGCCGTGCCCTTCAACAATCAGGCTGCACCATTGGCGCAGTCACGAAAGGAGGAAGACGGCATAAAGTACCTCTACAAGGACCTCAAGTCGCAGTGCGCATGGCTCTTCTACAAAATGGTAAAGGAACGGCGCATATCCATAGACGCCTCGCTGCTTGAGCGCAAGTTTTCGGGAGACGGATTCGAGAAGTGGACACTGCGCCAGATTCTCCAGAAGGAGCGGAAGATGCTCAGACGTGATGAAGACGGAGATGATAGGGGATTCAAACTTATGCCTAAAAAGAAGGCAAAGAGATACGTAGGACACTCACCCGACTTCTTCGAGTCTTGGTTCTACAGGATGATTTTCAGCTTAACAAAGAAAAAACACAATAAGGTAAAAGGATTATGGAGATTTTAAAGGTAAGAGAGATTCTTGTCAAGAAGCCGTTCTTCGAGATTACGCCGGAGGGATACAAGAAGCACGGAGCGTGGACAACCAACATCAGAGAAGACGCAACGCCTAATATGCCGGAAGACTCTGTCTATCGCAACATAAAGACACAGGCTGACTTCCTGCGTGAGTTCTATCCCACAGGACACCGCATCTTCGACACCAAGGAATATCCCGATATATGGAAGCAGGACCCCGACACTGGCAAGTGGTTTCAGCAGCCCATCACAAGAACAGCGTTCGCCTTCCAGCAGCTCATCCATACGAAGCACGTGCTCCATCTTACGGGCAACGACGTGCAGTTCGAGCTTGCTGACAGCGGCGATGACAACAGGGAGGAGGCTGACAAGGCCCAGAAACACCTCAATGTATTCAAGAAGGGATGGCTCATGCACGATATGGAAATACGTTTCTTCGAGGCCATCAGCGCATACATGAAGGTGGCTGACTGTGCCATCGTGGGATATTTCGACGAGAACGGAAAGTTCGGAACACGAACGCTATCATACGACCGCGGCGACAGACTCTATCCGCAGTTCGATTCACTCACCGGAGACATCCTGTGCTTCGCAAGACGTTTCAGCGACTTTGACGACGAGGGCAACGAGATAACGGAATGGGTCGAGGTGTGGGACAAGACCAAGTTCTATCGCTTCAAGCGAAGCGTAGCGCACGGCAAGACACAGAAGGCCATTACGTATGTAGCCAAGTTTTTCGGCATCGACGGATATAATCTCGTAGAGGAGAAACCGCACGGATTCCCGTTCGTGCCAGTAGCTTACGCACGTAACGAGGACGGACCCTGTTGGTTCATGGTGCAACACAACATCGAGGACTACGAGGAAGCCTTCTCTTATCTCTGCGAGAACAACAAGGCATACGCATTCCCCATCTTCTATGTCAAGGGAGACGGAGAGGACGTCAACATCGTAGGAGATGAGGTGACTGGAGCCGTCAAGTCCATTGCGATGAACGACACGGACAGCGAGGCGGGATTCCTCAACGGAACGGACGCGTCCAACGCATTCGCCACACAGCTCAACAAGTCATACGACCTCATCTACGAGCTGTCATTCACTGTCAAGCCGCCAGAACTCAAGTCTGGCGACCTCCCAGGCGTAGCCATAAAGCTCCTCTATTCGCCTGCTCTTGAGATTGCCATGAACGACGCACAGAAGCTACAGCCGTTCCTCGACAAGCTCGTCACCATCTGCAAGTTCGGCATCGGCACGGAGGAGAATTATGTCGCCACAATGACAGGTCTTCCCATCAACGCATGGATATCACCGTACACCCACGCCAACAAGACGGAGCTGATCACAAACCTCGCCACTGCCGTACAAAACCACTTCCTCTCCAAGCAGACCGCCTCTGAACGCTGCCCAGACTTCCCGAAGAACGGAGAGTTCGAGCGCATTATGAGAGAGCAGAAGGAGGAAGACCAGCAAGACCTCCTCATGGATATGCAGCGTGCCGACAATGAAACCGAGAACGCCATAGAACAGCAGGAAGCCACTGCCCGTATCAACAAACAGCAAAGTGGTTCCGACGTCAACACAGGAGGAGGAAGAAAGGCAGGACGCCCCAACCGGTCAGGAAAAGACTGGGACGAGAACAATAATTACCCTGGCAGAAACAACTGGGACGACTACAATCACAAACACTAAAAAGAGGCTCAGAAAGGCTCAGTGAGGCCCATCACCAAATAATCCCCAACACTATGTCAGCAGAATACGCCACACTTCGCTCCAAGGCGCAGCTCGCCTGCGAGTCACGCATCACAAAGCTCCTCTTCTCTGCCGCCAAGCAAATCACGCAGGCGGCAGGGAAGTACCGTCGCGGAAACGTCCTCTCCAACGAGCAGGCGCTGCTCCGCGAAGCACGTGCCATTACCTCAAGGCTCGCAGACGGCATCGAACGTCAGATCCATGACTACGCCGTAGCCGCCACCACACACCTCAACATCTCATCAGGAGAGGTAGAGAGCTTCCTAACGTCGGAATATTACGGCAAGACATCGGCGCAGCGAACCGCCATATACCTCCATAACTTCGCCGAGGACATCGTAAGAATGTCCAAGGCAGGCATTATGATGGGCTACACCGACACGCAGCTCCTCTCATCCGTCCGCACCGGCTACAAGAATCCCTACCTCGCCTCTGTCATCACGAAGGCAAGGACAAAGGACATCAGCATAGCCACACCGTCCTACGGCAAAGGCATCTTCCATTCAGCGTTCCAGAACATAACGAGGAACGCCCGCCAGATGGTAGCCGTAGCATGGGGAATAGCCGAGCAGCAGTACGGAAAGGAGTCAGGAGCCATAGGCTTCACAGTCCATAGAGGCAGTTCATATCCCTGTCCAGTTTGTGATGACGAAACCGCCTACGTCCATCACTTCGGCGACCCCTTTCCCCCGTTCCATTTGAATTGTCGATGTGTTGTAAAATTTATTTATAATGAAGAAAACGACGAATAATGTTGCATATCTCGTTGATTTTTAGTAACTTTACAGGTGGGGATAGAAAGGAGTAGCTACCTCTTGACAAGGCTGTCTCGGTGGGTCTTCCCCTTTTTTTAATCATCGGGATTGTTTAAACGCATCGAGTATGAAAGACCAAGAAATATGGAAAGATATACAAGGATATGAGGGCCTTTACAAAATTAGCACTCACGGGAGAGTGTATGCTTATTCAAAGCCAAAGTTTAACGGATTCGTCTATTACAACCATGAAGGCAGGTTCTTGAAATTATCTGACAATGGTGTCGGATATAAGTATGTGCGCCTTCTCGACAAAGAAGGGAAATACAAGAAATACTATATACATAGGCTTGTGGCATCCGCTTTCATTCCTAATCCAGACGAATACCCACAGGTAAACCATAAGGATGAAAACCCGGGAAACAACCATTTGGAAAATTTGGAATGGTGTACGCAAAAATACAATAACCGCTATGGTAACAGAATGAACAAACAGCTTACAACAATGGTTGCGCATAAATTTAATACTCCAATCGACGTTTATGACAGACATGGCAATTTTGTATGCTCATTTAATTTTACGAAATCAGCAGCCAAGTTTGCCGGCATTTCAAGAGAAAAAGTTATAATGGAATGTGATGGCATTGCAGATGCTGAATGTTTTGTCCGTTTTGCCTATAAAGGAGAAAGACCAGCGGACAAATTTGCGAAAAAACAAAGTAAGCGTATGTGTGTATTGAAAATAGCCCCAGACAATAGTTGTGTATCATGGTATAATACGGTATATGAGGCGGAGAAAGATAATAATCTGCCACGATATAGCATATACAAAAAGACTAAGCAATATAAAAATACAGCAATCATAAATAATTTTAAATATACAGTATTGACTTATTAAAAACTAATTATATAAGTAACTGTTCAAAATTAATTTTA